AGTGCGGGGTCGGACCCCGCTACCGGATGGCAGACCCTCAGGGGCCGTTGCCGACAAAGACCCGCCGGACGACAGGGGACAGACAGAGTCCCCGAGCGGTAGAACCGGGAACCACAACGAAGGCGAGGACCAGGGCCCACCCCGCTCGCGGGACCGTGCACTGACACCGCACCGGACGACCGCAGCAACCCAACGGGGATCGAAGCGCAGGGCGCGCAGGGGAACTGACAACCGCCGGAGTGACGCAACGAAACAGAACGAACGGCAGCGCGGTTCGATTCCGCGCTCGCCGCTTTACCACAACGCCTGGAGGCAATCATGACCGCACGCAAGAAGCTGGCACTGCCGACCGCCATCGAGGACGCGATGAAGGCGTGGCGCGCAGGATTCACCGCCATCCCCACCTCGTACATCGAATGGCACAACGCGGCGGCGCACATCGATCTCGCCACCTTCACCAACGCCGGGTACAGAGTGCACAACACGTACATGGAGAGTGATGGTTGGATGGACGGAATGAAAGTGCTGCACGCCATCGTGGAGTTGGACGGTGTGCTGACGAAGGTTGTTTGGAACGACGGCTCGCAGCGTTGGTTCCGCTGCTTCCCCGCGGGCGGGTCCGGCTACTGGGACATCACAGCGTAAGCAGACACGGCAGCGCGGTTCGATTCCGCGCTCGCCGCATCACCACAACGCCTGGAGGCACCATGGCAAACGCACGCGAACTACTCGACAGCATCATTTACTTGGCCGACCAAGCACGCAAGGCACTGGACGCACCGAGTAGCTTGGGCAACGCGACGATCTTCATCGCGGCGCTGGACGGCATCGTCGGCGACATGGACAACATGGACGCGACACCCGAGTACCTGACCATGCAGAGCGCGGTCAAGGAAGACCTGCCCTTCACCAACGACGACCTGGGCAAGGCGCTCGCGATGCATGGCTTCACCGTGTCCAATGAGACGGGCGACGCCATCGAGATCTTCGCGTTCGCTGGCGACGACCACACCGAGATACTGGGTGGCCGCCTGTGCGTGAAGGTGCCGACGTTCGAGAAGGGAATGCTCGACACCGTTGACGATCAATTCACGGTGCTCAAGCAGTACAACGCAGGTGATGCGGACATGGAGTTCTTCGACACGCTCAACGACGCGATCAAGTTCTTGGACACGCGCCCGTTCAATGACGCACCCGAAACGACTGAGTGGTAGCACGTGGGCGCACGGTTCGATTCCGTGCGTCCCACCTCACCACAACGCCTGGAGGCACACCATGAAGGCACCGCACATCGCGGCCAAGTACGAGTACTGCCGCATCGCGAGCAACGTCCCGAGCGAGACGTTCTACATCAACTTCGGCGTCGCTGACAACAAGGGCCGCACGGTCGGCGCGCGTTACTCCACGTCGCTGACGACGTACGAGCCCACCCCGCAGGAGGAACTGGACAAGGGTTTCCTCGGCTATGACACGGCGCCCGGCACGTACTACACGCTCCACTGCAGCGCGACGCGCGGCGGTGACAACTTCGGCGCGTGGCAGGCACCTCGCGACTTCGCGACCGCCGCGCTACGGCAGAAGGCGATCCACAAGTACATCAACGCCGCTCGCAAGCGGGCCGTCAAGAACTTTGACTTCGTCGGTCCCGTCACGCAGGTGTAGCACGCGGGCGTGGGGTTCGATCCCCCACGTCCCGCTTCACCACAACGCCTGGAGGCAATCATGACCGACCGCGCAGAGAGCGCATTCGTTTGGTACGACGCAGATGTCAACGGTTACATCGTGAGCAACGACGACGACGGCGACGGTGTCGTGTTCGCACAGACGTTCGCCAAGAGTGGCAGCATCAGCCACCAGCACGACGCGCTCGTACAGGCCGTGCTCAAGGCGGAGTCGTTCGGTTACATCGTGGAGAACTACGACGGCGAGCTTGGCTGCATCGAGCGCGACGACCACAACGACTACCCGCCCGCGCCGTGGTCGTATTACATCGCATACGACTACCATCAGAAGCGGCCCGTGCTCGACCGTAACGGCGAGCCGATGATCTTTACCCGCGACACCACACCCGAAGCACTCACGAGCCGCATCCGGATGTTCCCGGACGCGCTGATTATCATCAACGACAACTAGGGGGAACGCACCATGAGAACATCAGCATTCATCCACACCGAGAGCAAGGGCAACAAGGTCGCGCACTACACCGTCTGGAGCGAAGGCAACCAGCTCCGCGGCGGCGTGTTCTGCATGAAGGGCGACGCGAAGGCGATCCGCTCACTCGTGCGGGACATCGAGGAAGACGGCGTCTTCGAGGTGGTCAACCTGCGCGACTTCCTGGTGAACAACACGCGCGAGGTGCCACGCTACACTGGCGCCGACATCGTGCGCCAACGTCGCATCGTGCGCAACCTGCGCGACGCGAGCCAGGACTTCCTCGGCACGTACGCCACGTCGCAGCTCTACGCCGACCTGCGCAATGCGCGCGAGACGGTGTCGAAGCTGGAGCTGGCCGTGCTCAAGCTCCGCAAGATGGAAGCGGAGAGCAACAGCTAGCGCACGTCGGAAGCGATCCGGCTGGATCAGGGGCCACCTTGCTAAGGTGGTAGGCCACTGCGGTGGCCTGTGGGTTCGAGTCCCACCGCTTCCTTGCCGCATGACGCGGCTTCCTTCTCACTCAACGCGGGAGGCATCATGCACACGCCGGGGTAACGCCCGGCGGCAGGCCACGGCCGCGCGGTTCGATTCCGCTACGCCGCATCACCACAACGCCTGGAGGCATCATGAAAGGCTACGACTGGAACGCACCGACCATCGCGTACTTCACCCGCGTGTACCACGGGCCCGGCGACGCGACACGCACGCAGACGACCCAGCCCATCACGCACGCCGACCTGCAGCAGCACGGCGTCAACACCGCCGCCGAGTTGGTGGCGCGCTGGAACGAAGGCGACCCCACACGCTGGACCTACTACCTGGAGCGTTAACAATGCCATGCCAACAGCACGACGAACACGACCCCGAGTGCTACGACTGCAAGCACTGCAAGTGTGAGGAGACGGAGCACGAGTATCACCCTTGCCCGTTCTCGCAAGAGATCGACGACGACGAAGCCGAGTGCAACTGCTGCGCGCACTGCACGGAAGACTGCGCGCAGACCATCTAACCATGAGGGAGGCACGCAAATGATCTGGCTGTTCATCAAGCTCGCACTGCTGGCGTTCGCCGTGGTGTTCGCAGTCACCGCCGCAGTAGCACTCGCCTACGCGCCGTTCGCGGCCCTGGGGGAGGCACGGTACAAGCAAGAGCAGGAGCAGGCACGCAGGGAGCGGGAGTACGCGGCCTCGTGCCGTCGTGCACTCGACATCGAAGCCGCCGCGCGCTGCGACGCTGCGACGGACAACTTTCTCAAAGTGATGGAGCGATACCATGCCTCATACTGACCTGAAGGAAGGCACGCACGTTCGTTTCACGGCGGCGTTCCTCAAGAGCACCGGATGCCTCACGGGCGACCTGCCGTTCATGGTGGGGCGCGTGGTTGGCGTACGACACGGCGGCAAACACTTCGGCGGCAACCAAGTCGTTGACGTGGACTTCCGCACTCACTCGCAGGGCTGTCTGTCCTGCAACCTTGAAACAACCGAGAGGAAACTCACATGAGGATGACATTCAGCGACTTCCTACGCACGATCCGCGCGGTCGTCGTCATCAGCGACAACATCAACCTGCAAGGCGGCACGCTCGACACGGCCGCCAACGAAGGGAACGCGACCAAGGCGCTGCGCACGCTGCAGGCGCTGCGCTCCAACATGGAGCACGGGCTCAAGAAGGTGAACGCGCTGATCGCCGAGCTGGACCCGGAGATCAACGACAGCGACAAGCTCGCGAGCGAGCTGAAGGATGGCGGGTGATGGACTTCGCCGACACGCTCGCCACGATGACCCGGACGCACATTGCGTCCGGGGAGACGCTGTCCATGCCCATCACGTTGCAGGAGCTGGAGACGTGGAAGGTGGACACCGTGCAGGAGTACGTTGAGAAGCGGACATCACAGCGCCCCGAGTGGCGCTACACACTGGAGGCGTAAGCCATGCATGTATCACCCGCAGAAGCCAAAGAGCTGTACGACGACATGATCGAGCAGCCGAAGTCCGCGTTCTGGTTGGAGCACGACAAGAGCAACGACCAGTGGCACATCAGCGAGCGGCGCACCATCTGGCTGTACCCGCTCAACCGCCAGGGCCAGCCCATCAGCGAGAAGCGCAAGGACGCAACCATCGATTACGATGTGTGCACTTGCTACGACGCGGAACGGGCGAGCGACCTGCTCTCCATGCTCCGCAACCGCGAGTGTTACCGCAAGCGCGAGGCTACCCTGCCGCGCAGCAACCCGCGGTAGTGCCAAAGGACATGTGTACCCTCTGCCATGAATCGGTGTGCGACGACTGCGACGACCTGCGGGTTCGTCCCGTCGCCACCGCGGGGGCCGTGTACTACGAATCACTGCGCGTTCGATTCGCGAACGCCACTGGCGCGCACGCTCAGAGCTTGCTCGTCAACAAACTGATCCGCGCCGTAAGCGTGGAGATGTGGAGCAACACATGAAACCGTCCGCTGACATCGTGTCCCGCATCTGTTCGTACGAAGACGGAGAGCTGGACCACGACGAAGTTGTGGAGCTGTTCGGCGAGCTAGTCGCGGACGGCACCATCTACCACCTGCAGGGCTCCTACCAGCGCACACTCCGTGCGTTGGTGGAGTCCGGTGACTTGGTCATCGTTGACTGCGGCGACCACATCAATGGGGAGATCTGAATCATGTTCAAAATTTTCAGGGGACTGCGCGCGCAGCTCCACGCCATGACCACGCGGAACGCCGGACTGCGCGAGCAACTTCGCATCCGGGACGCGAAGATCAATCTGTACAAGGGCCGCGTGGAGGGTGACGCGCGCACCATGCGCATCAAGGACAACCTGATCGCGGCGCAGCGGGCTCGCCTCGCGGAGTTGAGCGCAGAGCTGGAGATCGTGCGTGACCAGCGTAACGGGTACATGGCCGACTTGGCCGACATCCAGGACAAGGTGGAAGCCATCAACGCGACGCACCGCTTGATCCCGCGCGCCATCGCGCCGAAGTTCCAGACGCGTGCGCTCATGTTCGACCTGTCCCGCGTCGAAGGTTTGCGGGATGGCTGAGTACGGCGGCCGACAGACAGGCCGCACCGAGAGGATGCTGCGGCGGGTGGCGCGTTCTACTACCCGTCGCAACATCATCATCGCGCACACCACGCAGTACGCGCTGTCACTGATCCCGCGCCTCGCGGCCATGCTCGACGACATCAACGGCCGCGAGTTTTGGTTCTATGGGATGGAGGAAGCGGAGGAGAAGACGCGCGGGTTCTGGGGGAACGTGTACATCGATCACCACTGCTGGAACGTCGCCCGCATGAGATTGTGGAGCGCGCTCCGCGCCATCAAGGAAAGGTTTCACAACCATGTTTAGCACCTACGGAGTATCAACCGACACGCCGCGCGTGACCTGCAGCTACGAAGACTGGCTGGAGATACTGGTCGAGTGGTCGGAGTACTGGACGTGCGGTGACGCATGTTCAGAGCACCCCGTGCGCACGCCCTCCAGGGCAGTGTGGGACCGCGCGCTGATGGTGCGCCTGCAGTCGCCCGAGCTGACGGACCGGCCGGGCGCGCAACCGCCGGAGGGGCGATGGGAGAACGTCGGCGACGCGCCCGAGCCATGGCAGTAGGCTCCTTCTCCCCAGGTGCCCCGGTGTACGACCCGGACGACAGCCCATACACGCTGCCCAGGCGCGCCACCAAGGCCGTGTACCGGGACGACTGGGGCGAGCACGACGTGACGTACCGTGACGGCGTCGCGAGCTACCAGGACAGGGTGGGCGTGCACCGCTGGGCGACTGGCCCCATGGAGGGCGAGCGCGTCACGCAGAGCCAGCGCGACTACGAGCGCGCCCGCCGGGTGTCCCTGGAGCACGCCCAGTACCGCGCCATGAAGGGCGCCCCGGTCAGCAACACCTTGACCGTGCACCCGGCCCCCGCTAAGGTTAAGATCCCGCCCTGGTGGCAGCATTGGACCACGGTGCGCTGGGCACGTGCACTGAATCGATGGCTCTGGGACCGATTCAAAATTCCAGAAATTGAAGTCGCACCCGAGAGAACGGATCAACCGTACCTCGACGCCTTAGCACAACTGGAGGAAGACCTTCTGAGAGGGGGACCATGCACTACCATAACCGAATCGCAATCTTCGGCACCCATGACGCCAACACGCTCGCCCAACTTGACGACGTTGCAACACGCGCGTCTAGAGTTTCCATCATGGCCGATGGACACCTTGGCTATGTTATGCCAGTCGGAGGAGTCGCGGCTTATCCTAATCAAGTCTCGGTCGCGGGGGTGGGGTTCGACATCGGTTGCGGAAACACCGCCGTCAAAACCAACTACCCCGCCACCGACCTGCGCCTGCACCGACATGCAATCGCGGATGAGATCGCAAGCACAATTAGCTTCGGGATTGGGCAATCCAATCGATGCGCTGTTCTCCCAGATGGCGGGGGCATCTTCGAGCACCCCTGGTGGGATGAAATTTCTCGGAACAGCATCGAGCGAGGGACTTATGTCCAGCGTGCTAGGGCGCAGCTTGGGACTATAGGTTCCGGCAATCACTACGTCGACATCTTCACCGATGAAGACGACTGCGTGTGGATCGGCGTGCACTTCGGTTCGCGCGGGTTCGGGTGGAAGCACGCGATGGGAACGATGGCGCTCGCGCAGGGCATGAAGTACACCGACAAGGTGAAGGAAGCGGAGACGCTCCTCGACCTGGACACGCCCCTCGGCGACTTCTACTGGACCGGCAAAGAGCTGGCGTCCGAGTACGCACGCATCGGCCGGGCGTGGGTGTGTGACAAGGTGCGCAGCATCCTCGGCGACCATGTCATGATCGTGGACACGGTCGAGAACAACCACAACGACGCGTGGAAGGAATCACATTACATCCCCACGGACGAGCCGGGCAACACCGGCTGGAGTCTGCAGAGCGTCGTGGTCGTGCGGAAGGGTGCCACGCCCGCCTGGGCCGGGCAGCGCGGTTTCATCGGCGGCTCTATGGGCGACAACGCCGTGATAGTGGAGGGGCGCGTGCCAGAGAGCATGGACGCGAAGCGCATGGCGGAGGCGACGATGTGGAGCACGGTGCATGGGGCGGGGCGCGTCATGTCGCGCACGAAGGCGAAGGGCAAGTACCACCGCCGCACTGGCGAGTGCAAGACGCCCGGCCTTATCTCGCCGCAGATGATGTACGGCTGGCTACAGAAGGAAGACGTTGTCCTTCGGGGCGGCGGGCTGGACGAGGCACCGCAGGCGTACCGACGACTGCCGGACGTGCTCGCCGTGCACGCGGACACCATCAACGTGTTGCATACGCTCACGCCGCAGATTGTGGTGATGGCGGGCGACACCGAATACGACCCTTACAAGTGAGGTGACCATGCTCCATGCACTTTCCAGTTTCATCTGTTCGCTGTTCGGCTGCAAACCGCGCGACCTGCAGCATGGACAGAGCGTGACCAAGTGCCTGCGGTGCAGCGCCAAGCTGACACCGTACGTGCTGCTGTTCCTGCTGGCCGGGTGCGCTACCGGCCAGTTCCACCGCGGCGTGCAGAGCACGCCCGTCATCGTGGACAACCGCAATTTTTACGATGCCAAGATCCGCATCGACGGGCGGCGCATCGGCAGCGTGACGGGGCACACCCTCGACACTCTGAGCGTGAGCATGGTAGGGAACGCCTCGACCGTGCTCGTGGAGTTGATTGGCGGGGCCGGGAGCATCGAGCTTGGCACGTTCGTCCTTGACGGCCGCGAGTTGCACATCCAGATCTGGTCGCGGCTAATCTCCTCACAGGCATGGGTGCAATGACCAAGACACAATCAAAAGCTATGACTTATTTCTGGGGGGCGTTTTTAATAGTCATAGCTTATGCCGCCGCGGAGGGCGTGCGCCTCGACAATGAATTGCGGAACCTCCCTACCGCTGTGGACACTGTCGAGGTAGAGCCCCCCGCCGAATTGGATACGCTCGTGACGCTCGAAGCATTGGAGCTGGCACGGGCTCACTGGGTGGCCTTGTACGCGCGACAGGCAGGTGTAGACCCGCAATGGTTGTACGCGATAAGCCGCACGGAGAACACCCGTGCGCTCCCGTACGCGTGGTCGAGCACCGGGTGCTGCGTCGGCGCCATGCAAGTGAACGTGCGCCACTACGGCGACTACGACACCGAGTGTGAGGGCTCTGACTTCATTCACAGTATGCGCATCAACGTCTGCTACGGCGCCTACATCTGGCGCTCGAAGTTGGTGCCGTGCAACTTCAACATCGAATGTTCACTTCGCAAGTACGTCGGCCAACGGTACAACATCGCCGTGGGCGACCGCTACGTGAGCGACGTGGGAAAGGAATGGCTAGCACTATGACGTTCTATCTATCAGTGTTCCTCTGGACGCTGGTCGGCGGCATCCTGGGCGGCGTGTACGTTCTGGTGCGGGACCGGGTGCGGCAGCGGCGCCGTCAGCGAGAGCTTGCGTTCTTCCAGGCCCTGCAGTTAAGGGCGGAGCATCGCGCGCTCACCTACAGCAGCAACTTCGACAAACCCCTAGCGTGGCCGCATGAGTAAAGGCATCCGCCAGCGCGAGAGCGACGAGACAGAGTATGAGAAGGGGCACGACCGCATCTTCGCCGATCCCATCCGGCGCGAGGAGTGCGCGTACTTCGAGGCGTATCAAGGAATCTTCCGGCCCCGCTGTGGGTGCCGGGCCTGCTGGACACTTTACCGGAGGATGCAACATGCGATTCAGGGACGGTAGGAAAGGACTCAGGGCGGGGCGCTGCAAGACGTGCAAGGGGCGCATGATGTTCCAGCCACGCATTGCGCTGGACATGATCGAGACGTTCGTGCGCATCGTGCCGTTTCACGCGCAGGACGACTGCCGCTGCTACGTGGTAAAGCGGTCGAGGCCGAGCAAGCGGCGTCAACGTAAGTCCCGCATGGTAGGGAAGGCGGGCAGCGGCGCGCTAACGGGGCACGCTCATGGCTAGACGACCCCGGAGCTTCAGCTCTCCGTGCCCCGAGTATGATGCGGTGCACGGCCAGAGCGCGAAACAGCGCGCGCACATCTGCGCGTGCTCATTGGTTGTAGGACACGGCAAGATTCACATCTGCCCGGTGTGCAAAAGGCACTGGGGACACCCCGAGCTGAAGGCTCTGAAGGCGACGGGCAGACCAGTACCACTACATCGGAGGAAGTAATGGCAAAAACGAAATGGACACCCAAGTATGTCCTAGCAGCGGCGAGCATGTACCTCAAAGAGTGCGAGCGGGGCGGCAAGCGCGGCGCGTGGAAACGCGCGGCGGAGGAGCTGGGCATGTCGTCAAAGACACTCAGCAACCGCATCACCGCCACCCTTAACTGGGACGTGCTGCAGAAGGAAGCGGAGGCGCGCAACGCGCAGTGGCTTCGGGACAAGAAGGCGGACGCCGGGCGCGCGTACATCGCAGCGCAGGAACCGGCCGACCCCACCGACGAGCGTGTGCGCAAGCTGGAACGGAAGACCGTCAAGCAGGGCGACGAGCTTTCAGCACTGCGCGCGAAACTGAAGCACGACGACCGGAAGCATGGCATCGTGATGTCCCTCACGGACGAGCTGCCCAACCTAGTGCAGCCGATACCCTACCCGGACATCGAGATGACCGGCCGCAAGCACCAAGACGGGCGCGAGGAAGTGGACGCCGTCGTCACGCTCAGTGACCAGCACGCGGACCGCGTGATCTTCCCCGAGCACACCTGGGGGCTGGAGCGGTATGACTTCAACATCTTCCGCTGTCGCCTGTGGGAGTGGGCGAAGGTGATACAGAGATACACGCAGCACCACCTTCCCAATTACTACTTCGACACGCTCTGGGTTTGGCACCTGGGCGACGCAGCGAACGGCGACATTCATGACATGAAGCACAAGAACCATTTTCAGAACACGCTCAAGGCGGCCATCGAGATCGGCGACGCGCAAGCACAGGCGCTGGCGTACCTCGCTCCGTTCTTCCGCCGCATCGTCGTCGTTGGCGTGAGCGGCAACCACGGGCGCACCACCCGCATGAACCAGTGGGAAGACCCGCACGACAACGTCGACTATCTGGTGATGGAGACGATGCGCTTGCGCTTCGAGGGTGGCGAGTGGGCGGACCGCGTGCAGATCATCGCACCGCAAGCCTGGAGCGCGCACGTGTCGGTGCGTGGCTGGAGCTGTCACCTCAACCACGGGCACGGCGTGACCGGCCAGATGGGGATTCCGTGGTATGGCTTCGAGAAGCGGGAGGGGCGCGTGTCGCGTCTCGCCGCGTACAAGGGGGAAGTGATCGACTACTTCTTCTACGGCCACTTCCACACGCCGATGAAACGTCCGGCCGCACAGGGCGAGGCGTGGCACTCTGGCGCGTGGTACATGACGGACGGGTACGCGCTCAACCAACTGTCGGTCGGCAACAAACCCTCGCAGTCGCTGCTGATGTTCAGCGAGCGGTTCGGTCGCCAGATGGAGATCCCCATTGGCTTGCGCGACGACAAGCGTGAGGAAGCGATGATCGCCGGGGAGTGGGAGCCCCCCTTCGGAAAGCGGATCGAGATCGTGGGTCCGTCTGCAATGCCAGGGGCCGCATTCGGCGACCCCATGAACGTCATACAATAGGAGGGAACATGATCGACGGACACGAAGTGGAGGGCGCGCAGTTTGACAAGGTGCGCCCCCACATTGGCACCATCACCGGGCGGATGATGTACCTGCTGAACCCGCGCGCGGATGATGTGAGCCTGGAAGACATCGCGCACTCGCTCTCGCGGATCGTGCGATGGAATGGGCACATCAAGGACGGTGACGCGGGGCATACGCTCACGGTCGCAGAGCACTCGCTCCGCGTCGCGGCGCGAATCGCGGAGGCCGGGTGTCTCCCGGAGCTGGAGCTGGCCGCGCTGTTGCACGACGCGCACGAGGCATACCTCGGCGACATCCCCACCCCCGCGGCGTACGCACTCGGTGCGCAGCGCGTGGCGGCGATCAAGCTGGGGCTCGACACGGCCATCCACGTGTACTTCGGGGTGCGCAAGTTTATCCCGTACACGTGGCAGGTGCTTATCAAGGCGGCCGACAGGGCGGAGGGGCAGCGCGAGAGCGACACGCGGTTCGTGGGGCGCGACTACATGTGCTCCCGCGAGGTTCAGCGCGCGTTCGTCAACAAGGCGCACGAGTTGCTGGAGGAGTGCAGCGCCGCGAAACGGGAGGAGTTGCTATGAAGCGCATCCACGTGGAGCTGTTCCTCATAGGGATGTTCGTCGGCGTAGCGTGCGCCGAGATGACCGCCCCCGAGCCCACGCCGTACGACATGCGCGTGATGGTCGTCGAGCGGGACACCACGGTGGTGTTCTTCGCACGCGACTTCAACGACATGGCGGCGGGGGTGTCATGGAGCGTGGACATCATTGAGGCCGGTTGGCTGCAGACGGATTCACTGGCGAGCACGACCGTCGCCGTGACGTACCCGCTGCGCATAGCGCGCCCCATGACGTTCTGCGCATGGGTCATCAACAACGGCGACACGAAGGCGTGCGTCAAGTGGCCGGAAGGATTGGAATCTGAAAATGAGTAAATTCTCCCGTGCAGTTTTGGCGATTGCCGCCGTGGCGGTGGTAGGGTTCGGAATTTTCGTGAGGCTGAACGATTCGACCCTCACAGAATTGCGAAACGAAATGAGTGTGCTCCGCGTCGACCGCGACTCTCTCGACGTGGAGCTTGGCGAGTACCATCACCTGCGTACGCTCGACTCGACGTACGCGCAACAACTGGAGGAGGCGAATGCACAGCTCACACGCCAGCTCGACAGACAAGGCACGCGAACAGCAGAGGCAACAGTTCGACGCGATTCTCTGGAGGCCGGACTGGTTGGTACAGAGATTGATCCGCGCATTCTCGCCCTTATGCAAGCGGAACGGGAAGTGGCGGTATCGGCGCTCGCCGAGCGCGATATTCTGGCGGAGCTTCTCGAAGCTTCCCGTGAATATGCAGCTCGCCTTGAGCAACGTCTGGACGACGCTGACCGGCTCCTTGTCCTGACCATCAACCAACGCGATACTGCGATGGATCTGGTCGAGCGACATGAGCAGCGGCTACGCTTCAACCTGTTTGGCAACCTGAAGGGCCGCGCCGTGTGCGTGGCAGGTGGAACCTTGACCGCCGCAGCGATGGGTGGTAAGCTTCTCGTGGGCGCGGGGATAGGCTTCGCGACTTGCATTATAGAGGAGCTGATCCGATGACCTGCAACGAGTGCGGCGTGCCAATGGAGCCGACGAGCAAGAGCACTGTGGTGTGTCCGCAGTGTGGAACACGAGCACCCAACCTTACCCCAACAGTGGAGGAAGAATGATCGACGTACGCCAAACCCTCACCAACGAGGAAGCGTTCGCCTTGTACGACATCCTCGACGAGATCGAGGCAAAATTCACCAAGCGGATGATGTCCGGCGGGGCACCCAACCCTCGCGACGTGTCACCACAGGCGTACAACGCCTTCCGCAAACTCACCAACCCGGTGCGCAAGCACGTGCAACGGGTCCGCAGTGCAAACAAAAAGCGCCGCAGGTAATGGGTGCATCACAGCGCCGCAAGGGCGCATCATACGAGCTGGAGGTGGCGAAGCAACTGTCGAAGTTGCTCGCCCTCTCTGGCATCGTACGCAAGCTGGATCAGACCCGCGACGGAGGCGAGGATCTGGAGGGCACAGGCAACCTAGTGATTGAGTGCAAGAGACGGAAAAGTATGACGACCCTTTACAACTGGATGCGCCAGTGCATCACGGCGTGCGGCTTAGGCTACGTGACCGGGGAGAAGATCCCGGTCGTGATCCTACGCGGCGACAACGAGGAGTCTCTCCTCGTGATCCGGTTGGCAGACATCAATCGACTCAGCGCGGAGGTACTGACTGGCTCCTCTTAAACTTTACCCCTTTCAACGCGAAGGCATCAACTGGCTCAAGGCTCGCACGCGTGCGTACCTTGCGGACGGTTGCGGCCTCGGCAAGACCGTGCAAGCGGTCGTCGCCGCCACTGAGCTGGGTATCACGCACCCCATCATTGTATGTCCTGCGAGCGCGCGCCCAGTGTGGCGCCGCACGTGGGCGGAGTGGGGTGCGCCTGCCACGGCCGTGAACATGCGCGTCTTCTCCTACAATGAGTTTCAGCGCGCGCTGCTGTTGGCGCCCGCCGAGCTGTTGATCCTGGACGAGGCGCACTACGCGAAGAATTTTGGGGCCGACAGGACCCGCGAATCGCTGGGCGCTGCACACACTGCACGCCAAGTGTGGGCACTGTCCGGTACACCCGAGCCCAACAATCCGGGGGAGCTGTACCCGATACTGCGCGCGGTGTGGCCGGACTACCTGCGAGAGCTGGGGGTCGACAGCAAGGACTCGTTCGACGCGCGCTTCTGCAAGGTGCGGCAAGGACGGTGGGGCCCGAAGGTTGTTGGCTCGCGGAACGAACGCGAGCTGCAGGGCCTGCTCACGCGCATGATGTTGGTGCGTGACTGGGCGGAGGTGGGCAGTCAGCTCCCGCCCCTGCGCTATGACCACGTGCAGCTCAACGTGTCGCCGGAAGACTTCCGCCGCATCAAAGAGCGGGAGGCCGGGCTGGAGTGGGACGCGAAGCTGCAGCAAGTGTTCGGTCACGACGAGGTGAAGGCGGCGATGTGGTCTACCCTCGGCGACGTGAAGGCGCCGCTCGTGTCGGAGATCATTGCGGACGAGCTGCGGGACGGTGCGTACGAGAAGATCGTGGTCTTCGCGTACCACCTCGACGTGCTGACATACCTGGAGGAGCACCTGCAGGACTTCGGCGTCATGCGTTACGACGGCAGCTTGAACGAGACGCAGCGCACCATCGCCGAGCGTGAGTTTCAAGAGAACGAACACTACCGCGTGTTCCTGGGCCAGCTCCAAGCTGCCGGGCACGCTATCACCTTAACCTCGGCGCATGAGGTAGCACTGGTCGAGCAGATGTGGGCACCGATGGACAACCACCAAGCGGTGAAGCGCATTCACCGCATCGGACAGGGACTGGCGTGCAGAGCGCGCGTGTTCTCCCTGCCCGGAACCATGGACGAGAAGCAGCAGAGATCGCTAGTCAACAAGCTGAACATGATCGAGGCTACTCTCCCCGAAACACAGGAGGTATTGTAATGCAGATTCACATGACCTTTGAGTCACTGGACGAGTACAACGGGTTCGTTGCCAAGCTGGTCGCGGATTACCTCGCGGTGAACAGTGGCATGGCCCCGCCCGTGTCGGTGGACGTGACGCCGTCCGAGCCCGTCGCGGACACCCCCGCACCGGCCGAGCCCGTGGCCGACAAGCCGAAGAAGCCGCGCAAGCCGCGCAAGACGGCAGCGCAGAAGCGAGCGGAGGAGGCCGAGAAGGCAGCGGCCGAAGCTCCCGCACCGGAGGCTCCCGCACCGGACGCCCCCGCACCGGGCGACGGACCCACGCCAGCAGAGATCCGCGCGGCGATGGACACGTACCTCGCGGCGAACGGTTCGCCCGCTCTCATGGAGCGCATGGCCGCCGCAGGAGTGGGTGGCAAGACGGGGAAGCGCGTCACTGACCTGCCAATCGAAGGTCAGCTCGCGTTCGTGGCGTCGCTCTCGTGAGTGACAGCACGCAGCTCGTACCCACCGAGCACTCGCGCCTCGGCGCGTCCGGTGCGTCACGGTGGATAGGGTGTCCCGGCTCGATCAACTTCGCGAGCGGGATGCCTGACAGCACGAGCCCGTACGCCTTGGAAGGGACGGTCGCCCATGAGGTGGCCGCCCTCTCCATGGACGACGGCGCGGACTTCGACACCAGTCCGTTCGTGGGCAAGGTGATCGCGGGAGTGGAGGTGACGCAGGACATGGCGGACCACGTGCAGACGTACGTCGACTACGTGGACAACGCCATCGCGGAGGGGTCCTTCTTCTGGTGCGAGAAGAAGTTTAACCTCATGGACCTGAAACCTCCCGCGTCGATGTTCGGCACGGCGGACGCCGTTGTCTTTGACGAGACGACGGGCGTGCTCGAAGTCATCGACCTGAAGTTCGGTCAGGGCGTGGTGGTCGACGTGGTGAACAACCCGCAGCTTCTGTACTATGCTCTGGGTGCCGCGCTCGCCATCGAGAAAGAGTACCCGGAGTTCCGTGGGCAGATCAAGGTGGTGCGCATCACCATCGTGCAGCCCCGCGCTCCGCACGCGGACGGTCCGATACGTTCGTGGGAAGTATCGTACATGGACGTGGTGGACTTCGCCATCGATCTGATGGAGTACGCACGCGCAACGCAGAAGCCTGACGCCCCGCTTGTCGCGGGGACGCACTGCCGCTTCTGCAAGGCGTCCGCTGTGTGCCCCGCACTGATGGCGGAGTCTGTGTCCATAGCACAGTCCGAGTTCGATGTCATGCCGGACGCGCCGCCCCGGCCGGAGACGCTACCAATGACCACACTGCTCGACGTGCTCGACGGTGCGCCTATCCTTGACCAGTGGCTCAAGGATGTAAGAGCGTATGTGTTCGGCACCCTGGAGGCAGGGGTGGAGGTACCCGGCTGGAAGCTGGTCGCCAAGCGTGCGAACCGGAAGTGGAAGAACGAGGCCGAAGCCCTGGCAGGCATGTCGGAGCTTGGCATCGAGGAGAGGTACAGTGTGCCAAAGATCAAGAGTCCCGCGCAAGCGGAGGGCGCACTGAAGAAGCTGAACAGGACGCGCAAGCGTGGCGACAAGCTCACGCTGCCGAAGGACTTGGTACACGCGCCGTCCTCTGGCTACTCGCTGGTGCGGGAGTCGGACAAACGCGAGGCTGCACTACTCGGACCTGCCGAGTTTGAGGCCGAGCTTGACCTGGACGATCTAGTCTAGGTAACGAGGAGAAACAGTCAATGAGCAACGCAAAGCAAGAGAGCGCCGAAGCCCGGCGAGTCATGACCCCCGAGTGCACCCTGTCGTACCCGCACATCTTCAAGCCAGCCCCCGGTCCGAAGTCTGGGCAGGAAGGCGCGGGCGAAGACCTGAAGTACTCCGGCGCGTTCGTGTTCGATCCCGGTGCGGACCTGTCCGCGCTGAAGACGGCGGCCGTGTACGCTGCGAAAGAGAAGTGGGGCAGCGCGGTCGAGGAGATGATGCGCATGGACGACCTGAAGTTTCCGTTCCGTAAGGACGCGGAGCGCAAGGGTTACAAGGCGGGGAGCGTGTTCCTCAACGCGCGCACGAACCGGAAGCCCGGCGTCGTGTCCCGTTACGCCGACCCGGCGACGGAGCGCGCGGCCATCATCACGGACGAGTCCGAGATCTACCCCGGCGTGCGAGTGCGTGCGAGCCTGACCGCTTTCGCGTATGACCGCAAGGGGAACAAGGGCGTGAGCTTCGCGCTGAACAACATCCAGAAGATGGGTGACGGCGAGCGGTTGGACAACCGCGTCGCGGCCGAAGTGGAGTTCGAGGCGGAGTTGGCGAAGGAAGCCGTCGACTTGGACAACCTCGTGTAGGATCAGTCGCCGGGGGTTCGATCCCCCCGGCGCATCTTATGAATGAACCAAAAGATCGGGGCCGTCAGGCCCACGGGCTGAAGCACATCAGCGAAAGGATGGTGCCAGTGGTAGAAGCGAGCATTGACTTCGAGACGTACTCAACGTGCAACCTGCCGTTGTGCGGAGTCTACAAGTACGCGGAAGATCCCACCACCGACATCTGGTGCATGTCGTGGGCGATAGGGGACGACGAGCCGGAGATCTGGATTCCCGGACAACCTCTCCCCGCACCCCTGCGAATGCACATTGAGATGGGTGGAGCGATCCGCGCGTGGAACGCACAGTTCGAGCGCATCATGTGGAACGTCGTCGGCACGGCGAAGCACGACTTCCCCGCGGTGGAGCTGGAGCAGTGGTACGACACGGCCGCGGACGCCGCGGCAATGGCGCTGCCCCGCCACCTGGGACAGTGCGCGACGGTGCTCAAGGTCGAGCACCAGAAGGACACGAAGGGGCACGCGCTCATGATGCGCATGTGCCGACCCCGCAAGGTGGAGAAGGGCGGCCACATCGTCTGGTGGAACGCGGCGGACAACCCGGCGAAGCACAGGGACCTGTACAGCTACTGCAACGACGACGTGCGCGCCGAGCGTGCGGTTGGCAAGGTGCTCCGCAAACTCGGCGCCGACGAGCGTGAGGTGTACCTGCTCGATCAGCGCATCAACGACCGCGGCGTGCTGCTCGACCTGCCGCTCGCGCGAGCGAGCCAGGGGATCGTGCGCCAGGGGCTGGAGCAGATCAACGGCGTGATCGCCGCCGCTACCGGCGGGGACGTGACGGCCGTGACACAACACGCGCGCCTTGCCGAGTGGCTACGCGGCGAGGGAGTGGATACAGAGAGCGTGGCGAAGGACGCGGTGACATCCATGCTGGCGGGCGAGCTGCCCAGTCACGCACGGCTCGTACTGGAGGCGCGCGCGGAAGGCGCACGCTCCAGCACTGCCAAGCTCGACAAGATGTTCCAGGTGGCGTGCAGGGATGCCCGAGCGCGTGGCCTGCTGCTCTACCACGGCGCGGGCACAGGCCGCTGGGCCGGGAAGCTTCTGCAGCCGCACAACTTCCCGCGCGGTGAAGTCAAGGACGTGGAGGAGTACATCGAGTGGATCCTGGCCGGGCAGTTTGACATGATCGACATGGTGGCCCCACCCCTCGCGGTGGTGTCGTCCCTGCTGGCGCGGACACATCCGTGCGCCGGAGGGTCATGTGCTGTACGTCGGCGACTTCGCGGCAATCGAGGCGCGCGTCACCGCGTGGCTCGCCGGACAGACCGACATGCTGCAACTGTTCGCGAGCGGCGGGAAGGTGTATGAGGAAGCAGCCTCGCGCATCTATGGCGTTCCCGCGTCAACCATCGTGAAGGGCAGCGACGAGCGCCAGCTAGGCAAGGCGCAGATCCTGGGGTGCGGATTCGGGATGGGGCACGAGACGTTCAAGCGCCAGTCAAAGAAGCAGTACGGCGTCGACATCGATCTGGACCGCGCGAAGGAAGTGGTGGACAACTACCGCGCGCGCAACCAGATGATCGTCAAGCTGTGGAAGTCGTACAACGACGCGGCCGAGCTGGCCGTGGAGAAGCCCGGCCGACTTGTCAGCACGAACAAGTGCCGCTTCCTCATGAAGGGCGGGTACCTCTGGATCATCCTGCCGAGCGGGCGACCGCTCTGCTATGCGGCGCCGTTCTTCAAGATGACAGAGACGCCGTGGAAGGACCTGAAGAACACGCTGTACCACTGGCAGGTGAACAGCCAGTCACGCAAGTGGGAGACGCGCCACACGTACGGCGGGCTCTGGACGGAGAACATCGTGCAGGCCATCGCGCGGGACTTGATGATGGGCGCGATGCTGCGCACGGAAGCGAAGGGATACACCAACATCCTCTCGGTGCACGATGAAGTTGTCGCGGAGACGCCCGAGAGTTTCGGTAGTGTGGAGGATTACACGCGACTGATGGAGATCGTACCGGACTGGGCGGAAGGTTGCCCGGTCGGCGTTGAGGCATTCACCGCACTACGCTACAAGAAATAGGAGACACATGAGCAAACCCGAAGCAGTACGACTCAGGGAGTCCGGCTTCCTACCGCTCGTGAGCGTCATACCACCGCTGGCACAACTGGCCCCGTCCTCACGGATCCAACCGTCCCAGCTTGGCAAGACGCCCGGCATCAAGTACGACAACGGAACGTGGGGAGGGTACGGCTGGCTGAAGCACGTCGCGTCCGAAGCGGACACAGCGCAATGGGCACGGGACGGCGCGAACATCGGCATCCTCGCCGAGTACTACCCCGGCGTCGACATCGACTCACTCGACGAGCGCATCAGCAACTTCGTCGCGGGCATAGCGCGCGAGGTGCTGGGTGAAGCACCGGCACGTGTCGGTCGCGCGCCCAAGCAACTGTTGATGTACAGGACCGCCGTGCCGTTCGCGCGCATGGCGCTCGTCATCAATGACGGCGAGACGGACCACCTCGTGGAGGTGCTAGGGGCTGGGCGTCAGTACCTCGTGCACGGCCTGCACCCGTCCGGCTCACGGTACTCGTGGGACACGGACATAGCAGAGCACGGACCGCAGGGCCTCGTGCAGATCACGCAGGCGGACGTGGAAGCGTTCTTCGACCGCGTCACTGCCCTGTCCGAAGCGTACGGGTACGACGTGAAGCGGGTGGGGGACGGCACGATCCGCGAGCGTGGCAATCAACCGCAGCAGGACTTGCTCGCCCCGGACCTGGAGGCACTGCAGCAGGTGGTCGAGGCCACGCCGAACAGCGACGACCTGTTCCCGGACCGCGAGTCATACATCAAGATGGGGTGCGCCATCAAGGCGGCGGCCGGGGAGAATGAGGAGGAAGGATACGAAGTGTTCGCCGAGTGGTGCGGCCGGTCGGACAGCGACCGCGTCGAGGGTAACCCCGAGACGGCGCGCGAAGACTGGCGGCGCATGTACGGACCGTTCTCTGTCGGTTGGTCCTGGCTCACGGAGCAGGCGTCCCCGGACTTCAACGCGGCACAGTTTGAGTTTGACGCGCTCGATGCGATGGACGCACAGCGCGAGGAAGACCTGGGGCCGCAGCAGTACTCGGACATCTGGATCGCGGACAAGGTCGTGGAGGAGCACGGCGTGCACATACGGTACGTTCCGGCGGAGGGTAGGTGGTACGTCTGGGATGGATCGGCGTGGGTGAAGGACGGCGAGAAGCTTGCGGAGAGTCTGGTGTCCCGGACGCTCCAGCGGCAGGCGGTCATCCTCTCACGGATGGGAGCGACCGAACCGGAGAAGCGCAACTTCCTCGCGAAGGCGTTGAAGATGTGCAGCGCCGGTACACACCGCGCCGCGCTGCAATTCCTCACGTCCGACCCGCGCATCACCGCGCGCACGGACGCGTTCGACGCGGACATCTGGGTGCTCAACACGCCGGGCTGCATGGTGGAGCTGAAGGAAGGGTCCGTGCACCCGCACGACCCGGACGCGATGTGCTCACGCACCACATCAGTCACGCCGGACTTCGACATGAAGACACCCGAGTGGGACCGCTTCATGATCGAGGCGACGGCCGGGGACCTGGACCTGCAGCTCTACATGCAACGCCTCGCCGGGTACGCACTGACCGGCAGCGTTGAAGAACAGATGCTCGCGTTCATCTGGGGACCGGGCGGGAACGGGAAGGGCGTGTTCCTCAACGCCGTCACCGCGATACTCCACGAGTACGCACAGACCGCAGCGATGGACACCTTCACCTCCAGCAACACCGACAAGCACCCGGCCGACCTTGCCAAGCTGGTGGGCGCGCGGTTGGTCACGGCGTCCGAGACGCAGAGCGGGCGACGGTGGGACGAGCAGCGGCTGAAGGCGATGACGGGCGGCGACCAGATCACTGCGCGGTTCATGCGCCAGGATTTCTTCACCTACATGCCGCAGTTCACGCTCGTGTTCATCGGCAACCACAAGCCAGAGATCCGCAACATTGACGCAGCGATGAAGCGACGCCTGCACCTCGTGCCCTTCGTGGTCGAGCCTGCAGAGATCGACACGACGCTGTCGGAGAAGTTGCGCGCCGAGTACCCTGGCATCCTCGCATGGATGATCCAGGGGTGCGTGGACTGGCAGCAGCACGGACTCGGCAAGCCGACAGTCATCGCGGAGGCGACGCTCGACTACTTCGAGGATGAGGATCCGGTCGGTCGTTGGATCGAGGAGTGCTGCGAGGAGGGTGAGCACACGTCCGACCTTCGCGAGCTGTACCAGTCGTGGACGGAGTGGGCGAACGAGCGCGGCGAGTGGGTCGGCAAGACCAAAGAGCTGTCCGCGAAGCTGACCGCCAAGAAGTACAGCAAGAGGAAGCACCACAAGACACGCCGCGTGCAATTCACCGGACTGCGCGCCGTCACCATTCTACCTGCAACTGCACTGGAGGATCAACTATGAGAGATCAGGACGAACACTTCGTACAACCAACAGAGCACGTCCCCAGCACGGCGCCGGACGTAGGCGAGCCGGGCACACCACTGTGCGTGAGGTGCAGCAAGCGAATGCCTTTCGGCCCTCACGTTGTGGACGGGGAAGGGCACGGGTACTGCAGCGTGATGTGCGCGCCGCCAGTCCCTCGGCCAACGGACGGGCTCCTGGAGGAGTACCGCGTGGCGGAAGCGAAGAAGCGCAACGCGGAAGTGCGCGCGGCGGCCGACAAGATCACGGACCAGATGATGGGCGACGGCGAGAACCCGAAGCACGCGATGGGTGTCAGCAAGGTGCCGATACTGTCAGTCGTGCCGACGACCGCGATCACGTACATCGCTCTCGCCATGCGGTACGGTGCCTTCGAGGCGATCAAGAAGGACGGCAGCTTAGGGTACGGTCCGTACAACTGGCGCGAGACGAAGATCTACGCGAGCGTGTACGTCGACGCTGCCATGCGTCACATCATGGCGGTGTGGGACGGCGAGTGGTTGGACGCTGACTCCGGCGTGCCTCACCTCGGTCACGCGATGGCGTGCCTCGCACTCTGGGCGGACGCGAAAGAGATGGGGACGCTCGTCGACGACCGGCCGATGCCGGGCAACGCTGCCGAGATGTTCCGGCTCTGGAAGAAGACCCCATGAGCTTCGTGGAGTTTGCCGCGTTCCTCGGCATCGAATTGCAGTTCTGGCAGATACAAATGCTGGACGCACTTGACAGGGGTGTTAAATTTAGAGTGTACACCAACCGGAGGATGCGATGACCGAACACAAGGACGTAGCAATCGAGCTGGCGATGGGCGACACGCGCGTGATCTGGACGGCGAACAAACCGTGGGGTCACTTCGCGTACATCGTCGGCGGTACGATGTACCGCCCGGCACGGCCAAGAGAAACGCCGCACCTCAACCTGACGGTGAAGGACGGCGTACTCAAGCTTCGTAAGATGTCACGGTGGGAGCGCGAGACTGTGCTCACCCCCGTCGTCCGTCCGAAGACGAAAAAGAAAAAGGTGCGGAGAGGGTTAGCTTCCCTCTCCTAGCCCCCGCATCTTGTCGAGGTTCTCCCCGAGCTGTTCCAACAGCTTGGGGTCAACATCTGCACCTGCGATTGCGCCGGGCGCCGCCTTCGGCATTGGCGGCGTCTTCGGCGGATCCAGACTCAGCCGGTCGAGCGCATCGAGGATGTCCGGCCGACCCTGCAGCATCTGCCCGAAGTCTTCAACTCCCTCCACCAAGTTCTCCGGCAAGCGTGACGCGAGTGACGCAGCACGCACGCCCTGCCTCTCAGCTTCCTCCCCGAGTGCCTTACCCCATGACCACAGAGTCTCCTGCACTTCCGCTGGCGTCCACAGACGCCCGGTCGATTGCGTTAGAGCCTCGGCCGTCTCGCGCACCCTGCCCGCCAGGGCGAGGTACGTCGCGTTCGGCACGCGTATCACTTCCCCGCCGATCTTCCGCTGCAGCGCATCCCCCAGAGGTCTTCCCGCTAGCTTCGCCATCCACGTGTCGTTCGTTACCTGGATAACATCCCCCAGCAGGTTCTTGTGGAACGCGTGCACCTTCGGACCGGACAACCGCATCAACAGGCCGGGGTCACTGGTCGTCAGTGCGCGCACTGCGTTGTTCAGCCTGGACGGCATCATGCCGACCTGCAGTCCGAGCATCCGCTTAATCATAGCCGGGCTCGCGTTGGACGGCAGGGCTCTGAATGCTTCCCACACCGTCATGGCGTGCTCCAGGTTGCTGGTCGTGAGCTGACGCGGCGACAGTGCAGACACGAGCGCAGCAAAGCGCGGCGCGTCAGGCCCGTGCACATCCACGAACGCCTTGGCACTGTTCGCATACCAACCCTTCTTGATGCTGCCAGCGATAGCCCCCGCCGAGAACTGCTCGACGGACGGGATCGTATTCCCCAGATCGTTCGTGGCGCGGATGCCCTGCGACGAGATGTACTGCGTCTCGTCCGCGATGAGCGCGTCCGTCAACCTACGCGTCGAGCCAGTCGCAGAGGACAAGCGCGGCGTGCCCAGGTCTGCCGGGATCGCGTCCACGTCCATGCCGTTGCGCAGCACGTCCTCTGCGGCCTGGATCCCTTCCGGGTTCGCAGTGTGTCCCGCCTGCCGTGCTATGCGCAGCTCGTCGTCGAATACTGCTTGACGCGCTACTGTCTCGAAGGCGTTCCCCCGTCCGAGAGTACCGAACGAGTCCACTCCACCCCGTTCCTCCATGTACACGTCCGCCAACCGGCGAAGCTCGTTCTCTCCCACAAGTTCCTTCGCTTGCCGGATGGCTTGCTGCGTGGTAATCAGATCGCCAGTCTGTGACATCTGCTCGACCGGGATCTCCTCGAAGGTGCCAAGGTTGAAGATGGCGTCCTCCTTGTTCCGGCGTGCGATGTCCATGGCCGCGTCAAGGTTGTCCTCGACGGCGGTGATGTCCATCACGTGCTCGCCGTTCGGCTTGTTGTGCCACGTGCCGAAGTGGTTCTTCGGGTCGGCGAGTAGATCCTGGTTCGACCGCAGGTACTGCGCGATGTCGTCCGGCGTGGGTGCGTGCGTCAGCGTCAGCGACCGCTCTGGGAACATGCCAACCGCGTACCCACTCGTCGGCACTCGCCCGGCCGCGTTGATGGTCAGGCCACCGTCCGACAGGTGTCGTGCTGCGAGGATCGCGGCCGACGCGTTGTCAACCTGCCGCGAGATACGCCCGGTCGCCCGGCCGACTGCCTTGCCGACAGGACCGAACAGCGGGATCATGGACGCCAGTCCGATGAGCCCAGTGCCCCACCCTACCTCACCCGCCAGCACATCCATGGTCACATCACGAACGCCCTGCGCCACACCGACCGGCGCCAGGAACCCAGCCAGGATCTCCGGCACGATGGTACCGTGCGCGTCCCGCAACCGATCACGGTCGAGGGAAGTCATGGCGAGGAGAGCTTCCTGTGCCTCCTCCATGGTCGTGGGGACCATCTGATTCTTCAGCACGTCCATCATCACCTCGTTGGTGCCTTCCACGCGCGCTCTGTTCTCGGCGAGCTGTTGCTCGAAAAGTTGAGTGTACGCCTGCGAGCGCCGCCTGGACGACTCGTTGAGGTGACGACCTATGGTCGTCTGCATACGCGCTTCCTGCGCCTGCGCCTGCTCGACACCTTCGGGCGTCAGGGTACGGTTCAGCCGAGCCTCTTGCGAGTCTGGGCCTGCCTGCGGTGCACCCTGCGGCGCACTCGTAGCGTCCGGTGCCGCCGCACTGGCAGCGTCTACTGCCCCCGGTCCGCCCTGCGCCATCTGCGCCAGCAGTTTCAGAAGTTCTGGATCCATTATTGATTCCCCCCGCCAAGTATTGCTTCCAGTCCGGCGTTGCCGCGGTTGAAGTCCATCGTCTCAAGATCTCTCACGCCCATCCGTTGGGACTGAGTCATAGCCGTTGCACTGGCCGCCGCTCCCGCGCCGGACATCAGACGCGCTGTGCGCCCACCCATCCTCGCGTTAATAAACGCCGCCACGTTGACTGCGTTCACATCGCCAGGGGTCAGCAGCATCTCCACAAGTTGCTTGGAAGTCGCACGCCGTACCGCGGCGTTCTGACCGGACAGGAGCGCGAACGTCATGGCGCGCAGTCCCCACACCGAGCCCGTACGTGCGGCCTGGAACATGCGAGCGCCCGCTTCGTCCGCGCCCTCCATCGCACCCGCTTCGCTGAGATTGCGCAGCTTGAAGAACGCGTCCTCTATCTCTGCGCCTGCTACAAAATCGCGGTACGCTTTCTCGTTCGGGAACGCACGCCGGATAAGACCTGCGCGTGCGGGACTCATGCCTGACTCTGCTCCCATGGAGAACGCTTGGCCGATGTTCTGTGAACCGCGCGGCGTGTTGATTATGTCCTGGTACATCTCGGTCACGAGCCCGAAGCGGTATGCCTCCATTACTTCGGCGGCGCGCTCGCCCGCTTCACGGGAGAGCGTCGTCATCTCCGCGTCGAACCTGGGCCCGGTGAGCTGCGAGCGGTACGCTTCCTGCCCGCGCTCGAATGCAACGGCAGCGCGCCCACCCTGCGGCGTGCGGCCCGTTACCTCTCCCGCGATGGTCTTGGCCGTGGCGTTCGACAGTCCCTCCCAGTCGGCGAGCCACTGCAGGTCACGGGCCATGCGGTCTGGTGCCCCGCCCGGACGCTCACGGATACGACTAACCATCTCGCCAACGTCGTCTTGCGTACGGCCGAGACTGCGAACCAGCAAGTCTTGTAGTGTGCGCGATACGTCGGCCGGTACCACCTGACCGCTGCGCGCGTCGTTCAGCTCCTGGAAGATGGCGCGGAAGTCGTCACCCGTCATCCCAGCTTTCCTGGCCGCCTCGTGCAATGCTTGCGCAACGGCGAACCGTCCGACCCGCGTCGTGGCAAAGTTCCCAGCCATGTGCATGAATACCGGGGCCGCAACGGCACCGATGGCCTGCCCTGCGCCAGTGAGTGCACCGCCAAGGAGTGCGCCGTACCCAGCGCCGCCCAACACCATGGACGGCATCTCCTCCAGTGTCTCCGCTTCGCCAGCCCCGGCCAGTGCACCAATGGCGGCGCTGACTCCCATGCCCGTCATGACACGCCCCGCGGCGGTCTTCGTCTGTTGTACCACGCGCCCCAGGCCAACACCAGGAACCATGAGTCCGCCCCCAACCTCCGACGCGAACGCGGCGACTGGGTGCGCTTCTCTGAACTGATCGGTCGTCTCCCGAATGTCTTCCTTCACTGCCTCGCCGATGCGGAGCTGACGCTCCGCGCTCTCGAAGTCGTGTATCATGCCGGGCAGCGGCGCCGTTGCCAGTCCGCCCATCAGCTCGTCCAGGAAGCTCGCGGTCGCGCCCTGCCCTTCCGCCACCAGGATGTCCTTGGTGGTGACGGGGCGGGACTTCGGGTCCACGGGCGGATCGTCCAGGGAAGCCTTCGCCATCGCGGCCAGCTCGTTGTACGTGAAGTCGTGTCCGTCCTCACGCAGCAACGCGTTGAGCTGTCCAATCGATGCGCCGTTCTGCCGCGCGGTGTTGAGCGTCGACAGTAGGGCGCCTACTTCTTGAGGATCCATTATTTGTTACCGCTCACTTTCCTCGCTGCATCCAAGATGGCCTGCATGTCTTCCTCCTCCAGGATCTCGGACAGCTCAAGCTCCGCCGGACCGGGCGGTGCGTCCTGCCCCATCGCGCGGTCTTCGTCCGTGAACTTGAACCCCTCGAAGAAGTCGATGGTGACATCCTCTGGGTCCAATTCAAAAGCTTCCGCCAAGCGGCCGAAGTCCTGGCGCACGATCTCGAAGCTCGTCTGTTGCGCTGCGGCCATGCCGCGCGCTTGGTTGAGCAGATCCAACCGCGTCTCGTCCTCCAGGGTGGTACCCTTGAGCGCGTTGTTGTACCACGCCCGGATACGCGTGGGGATACCTGCCGCGTTACGTGCCTGTGCCTGCTCCGACTCTCGCACCGTCGAGGTGGGATCGATCATCTTCATGAACGCGAAGACGAGCGCCACATCGGCGGCCGGTGTGCCGGACGCGTTGACCTGCATCTTGCGGAAGTTGTCCGCCATCGCGGCCGACTCCTTCGTCTGACTGCGGAACTGTCCGAGCATCGCGAGCGTTTCGGTCACCATCTTGTCCGGGTCCGTGGCGATGTCAACCGTATGCACAAGCGCGCCCGTCACCGGGTTACGCAGCTCGACACGGTTGCCCGCTCGCACCTGGATAAGGTTGGAGCTGCCACCCTGCGACGCGATCATTTCCGACACGGTCTTGGCACCGGCAAGATCGCCAGTCGACAGCATCTCCTCATAGACCTTCACCAAGTCGAGGGGCACGCCCTCCTCCTTGTTCTCCATGGCGTCCTGCAGCACGCGCCGACTGGCGAGCGCCGTGTTCCTTGCGAGCGAGCCTACGGCCGCCCCACGCCCTGCCTCGATGGCGCCCGCGAGGTTGCCAAGGAAGCTCTGGGGTTCGGTGGTCGGTCCGCTCGACTTCAACAGCGACAGCCCGGCCGAGAGCAGCCCGGCGTCCCGCGCAGGTTCCCGCTCCGACGCGCGGATGTCGGTCGTGCCGAACACGCGGTCGAAGATGCCAGGGCCCCGCTCCGGCTGGGGGGTGCTCCCCTGCATCACCTGCTGCTGCACGTCCGGCCTCTGCCCCGGCGCCATCAGGTTCTGGAACGCAGGTAGTATGAAAGGTGGATTCGTCATTATCCGAACAACCCTCCGAGCAGACCGATGCCGCCGCCGATTGCGCCGCCGATGGGTCCACCGAATGACGCGCCAGCCATGGCACCGCCAACGGCGCCGCCGAGCACGTCCTTGTTGAGAGGCTGGGTGGAAGTCTCCGTACCCGTCTGCCCCGCCATCGATGCATCACCGAAGATGCCGAGCGCCTGCAACGTGTTCTGATCCATGGATCGTCCGGCCTGTCCAAACATGCCAGCGCCCGCCGCGCCGAGCTGGCCCAAGCGTGCACGCTCTTGCATGAGCGACTGCACCGAGTTCTGGAAGCCCTGTTGCCGCACCCCGGCGATTCGGTCCGCTGCGCCTTGGCGCACGTCCCGCTGCCCGGCCGCCTGCAACACCGCCGCCCTCGATCCGCCGAACGCGTTCGCTGCCTGCGCAGCATCCCCCGCCGACTTCTGCACGCCCGCGAGCTGACGCTGTTCGTCGCCCTGGATCCCCGCGATGACTGACGCCTCATGCGGATTCGTGAACTGACTGATACCGGCGAGGCCGGTCTGCATCCCAGTCGCGAGCCCGCCGGTCAGTAGCCCGGCGTTCTGTAGAAACGACTGCGTCGCGGCGTTCATCTGCCCGCCCGCGAACTTGTCGAACTGTCCTTGAGACGCAGCGCGGAACTGATCCAAGTTCGCCCTCGTCGCTGGATCCAGCTCGTTCTTGGTCGTGATGGTCTGGTTGCCTGCGCCTTTCCCCATGATGTTTAGAGTCCCTTCTCAAATAGTGCTAGTGTGGTGTTCCACCCTTCCTCACGTGTCAGGAAAGTCCGGGCCCAACCCTTGCGGCCAATGAACGTGGCGCTCGTTGCGCCCATGCCTCGCCCCCAGGCTTCCACCTCGGGGTACAACTCTTGTATCTCCTGCAGGTCACCGGCCGCAACAAAGAAGTGCAGGCGCACTGCCCGCGGTTCCTTAATTAGCTGGGTGACGATGACCGACTCGCCGTTCGTCCAGAGCTGCATGTCACCGTCGATGACGGCGTTCAGCACGTCGTGCGCCGTGTAGCCACTGTGCACATCATGCGCCAGTGCACGTTGGATCTGTGCTGACAAACTATCCGTTGTCATTGGGGCCGTCCCCTACAACCTCCGGTTTGTCTTCCGGGGCGAGGGCGGCGGTGCCCTCCACGTCCAGGTAAAACTCTCCAGTCGTGATGTCGAAGCGTGCGTCTGGGTCATCGTTGACGGCCTCACGTGCCGCCACGAACCCGAGCGCGGTGTTGTACCGCAGGTGAGCTTCGTCCACCGCACTGTTGAGTCCACGTAGTAAGTTCAACTCCTTCGCGTCGAGTGCTACCAGAACCTTGCGTTCCATGTCTGCCTCCTTATTACTCCGGTGTTTGTCCAGCCTCAAGCGCCACAACCCTCTGCTGCAGTGCCTCGATGGCTTCGTTGTGTTCGATGTCGTACAGCACACCCTCCTCCAGCATCTCCAACAGTACGTCAGTGCGGTCGAAGATACCCATCGGACCGCCGCGGATGTTCGGCATCTGGTGGTGAACCGCGATGTGTGCTTTCACCTGTGCCAGTGTTCTGCGGCCAGGGTAGTACCAACCCTCATCGTCCTCGCCGTCATCACCGCGGGGCTCGTGTGGGCGTCGACTCGGACCTTCTCCCGGCCCGATGAAGTGTTCCTCGAACACATAATCCGGGTGGTTGTATGTCGAGTTTTGCCGGTAGATGTTGGTACGGACGTTGATCGTTCCGTTCCCCTTCTGCCCGCCGGTCGGTACGCCGACCGTGAGGCCGCCAGTCTCGAACTGGTGAGTGAGGCCGATGTAGGACATCCGCCCGCCCCCATTGCTGGTCGTACCACCGACCGCGATCATTCGGTAATCATAATCCTTCGACGTGCTGTGACTGTGCCAGTCAATGAACGGCGTGAAGGACCCGGTGTCACCAAGCTCTATCGAGCCGCCTTGATCGTCCCGCAGCGCACCACCAGCAGCCCAGTACACTTCCTTCCACGCGAGTGAGGAGGAGCCGAGCGCCCGAGCGTTGTTGGTCGAGGGGTCGATGTCGGACCCTACCCGCGCCGTGAATAGCACTTGGTCGGCCGTGCTGTTGCCCAGCGTGCACAGCCCACCATTCAAGTTGACACTCCCTGCCACGGTGAGCGTGCCAGGGAACGAGTAGTTGCCAGTACCGAATGTACCGGCGTCGATCTTGCTCGCGTTCAGGTCCGGTATGCGCGACACCGAGAACGTCCCGGCCGTGATCTTCGACGCGTTCAGCGACGGAATGCGCGCGTCCGCGAGCGTGCCCGCGTTCACGTCGTCCGCGTTGTGCGTATGCGACGGCAAGCTGAACGCCTGGAAGCTCGCGGCCGTTGCGCTGTCGGCGGTCAGGACGTGCCCGGCCGTCAGGCCAGCGACCGTGTGCTGGTCGCCCAGCGCCGTGCTGCTCGCCAGCTCGTGCGCGGCGAACGCGGACGGATCGCTTGCGACCTGCTCCACGAACGCAACCATGCTGGTGAGCATACGCTCCATCTCGCGACGGAACTGCGACTCGTTCTCCCGGTCGTACTGGACGGCCGGGGAGCCGAAGTTGGGTACCGCTACGCCATGATCGAGGGCCATCTATCTCCGGCTTCCGGGCTGCATGTCGAGCCGGGGTTCCCCCACTCGCCAAGCGCCCTCCACTGCTTCGTCGATTCTCATACGGATCTGCCGCGCCGATAGGCGCACGTCCGTGGGATTCCCCATCGTGAACGGGCCGTACTCCACCTCCGCCTCGTCCGGGTGCTTCGTCACGAAGAACTTCGCGGTCGTTGAGCCGAGCACTTGCCCCGCGCTCGTTGACTCGTCCGGCACCATCCCCGTCACATCTATGAACTGGTCGCCGTCCCCAATCTCGATGGGGCCGCTCTCCAAGAAGGGAGCCGTCACACCCGTGCGCGACGTGCCCCGCTCGTGGTCATAGACCAGCGTCGTGTCGGCCATCATCGGGTACTCGAATGCGCCCTGGTCGATGCCAGCCGTGCGCTCCATGTCACCAAGACTCCAATGGTTCTCCAGGTAGTTGTATATCACGTACCTGTCCGGCTCGATTGATGCGGCCGAGCAGTAGAAGAACCACACCTCCCCGAAGTTCGGGAGTGGCATCGCGTGACACTTCGCGCGCTGCGTGCGGTTGAAGTCGCCGAACACGTAGTCACTCACCTCGGACGGCAGGGACTTGACGAACCCGTCGTACGCGAAGAACCCACGCTGACCCATCCATATGGCGCGACCGTCCACGACCGCCTTCGCGTGCCGTGAGATGATCCCGCACTTCGTACCGATTTGCTTGACGGAGTACACGAGCGCCCCGCCGATGAACTGCATCGCCCAGAGATCCTGGTCGGTCCAGATCAGCGTTTCGTTCTTGCCGCGCGCGCCCGTCATGAGCTTGCCCTGTCCGGCGAGCGGGTAATCCCCGGCCGACGAACCTGCCTCAATCGGATCCCACTTCACCAGTGACTCGCGGTCGCCCCACTGCAGCAGACGATCATCGCCCCCCGCGCCAAGGCACACCACGAACCGTTCGGGCGTCACGACGACGCCCACGTTCGATACTGGCACAGAGCCGGACGTGGCGGTCGGCTTGACTGCCAGTCCGCCGCCCGTGTCCCATGTCACTAGGTTCCCGTCGATGTTGTGCACGCCCACAAGCTGGTTCCCGAACGTGTCAAGCTGCCAGGAACCGGCTTCCGTCTGTGCCGACTGGGCCGGGTCGCCCTCGCCGTAGTTGCCAGCGCCCCACGCGCCCGAGCCGAACTGACCCGTCGCAATTTCCGTGTCCACTCCGCCGGGCGTGAAGGACGCGGGCGTGCGGTCGGTAAGCGCGCCCTGTACGAACGTGTACAGATGGCTGTTTGTGCCAATGGCGAGCGTCGGCGCTTGGCCGAATGACCACCCGAGTAGTTTGCGGCAGACGCCCGTGAAGGATATGTCCGCGCCGCCAGCCTGCACCGTTTGCCACCCACCGACCGGCTGCTTCGTGCCCTCCGTGAAGCGCACGAGCTGCGACTGCTTCCATCGGCCCTTCCCCTGGTACTGCGTCCCGTTCCGCCATACGCCGGGCGGGATCTTCAGAGCTGTGAGCGTCATCTATTCGTCTCCCACCACCGTGATGGTCGCCTCGGTGACGCCGTCCATCAACCGCATGAACTGATCGAACGCCTTCCGAGACTGCAGCACGGCGACTTTCTTGTTTCGTTTGCCGGTGTCCTGGTCGCGCTCTACCGTGAGCACGCCGAGCGTCATGCCAAGTAGCACGCACGCTTCTGTGTCTTCCTCTGTGTTGCCGGGGTGAATCAGCACCCGCGTGCGGTCCGGCACATCCACGATCTCGTACGTGGGGTAGTTGTACCGATTGTAGATCGTGCGCCGCAGCAAGTACTCGCCGGGCGGTATGCAGGAGACACCCTGCGCGTTCTCTCTCCACTCTGGTTCCAACGAGAAGAAGGTGAACCCCTTCACGTGGAAGAAACCGAACGTGCCGTGGTCGCAGTCCAGAAACCGTTCCACCACTACGTTGCGCATTATATCACCCCTTTCACGAGTGCGAGCACCAGCAGACCGATGGCCGTGACGACGGACGTGATCGCGCCCCACAGGGCGCCGCTCCGCTTTGCGGACCGAGAGGCACTCTCCTCGACCTTCGTCAGTCGGTGTTCGTTCCCAATCTGAAACTGCGTGAAGTCCTCACGCATGGCGCGCTGTTCTGTCAACACCAAGCCCAGTTGCTCCCGTATGAACTCCTCCATGCGCGCCTCCATTATACCGTCGTCGTGTCGATTTCCACTTCAGTGGAATCGATACCGTCGCGTCTGTGATACACCCAGTAGGTGTAGTCGCCCTCGACCGGCGAGGGGCCAGGGAAGAACTCTGCGCCTTCCGTCGCGTCGTCCGTGAGCAACTCCGCCCCACCGGGGTTTATGCTGCCGACGAAGATCGAGCTGCCGAAGGTGCCGCTATGCTCCGCGCGGTGCACGCGCGTGTACGCGAGCGGGTCGCCGTTGTCCCAGGCGACTGACCACGACACAGGCGAGCCCCAGGTGCCGATGCTCAGGTTCGTCGGCGGACCATCGGGCGGAACGGGTTCGGGGGGCGCGTCCGCGCTCACCCAGAAGCCGCCGCCTAGAAGATGGATCAACATTACGACAGGTCCAGCACAGCGTTCGCCTGCCACGTGGTGCCACCGTCGAAGGACAGCATCGTTACAACGTCGGTGCCGCTCGCGGTCCACGACGGCTGTGATCCGCCCGGCCACTTGACTGTGGCGGGCCACGTGATAACGAATGCGCCCGCGTTGGTGATCCGCACCGAGAAGGCTAGCATGTGACTGGCCTCCGCGTTCGCGATGGTCACCGTACAGGTGGCCGTCACGGTCGCCGTGAAAGCGTTCGCCACGTCCAGGTCGATCTCGTTTGACCCGCCTGTCCAGTTACCCAACGCGGACAACTCCATGCGCGCGGTGAGCACGTCGATCTCGCCGGACATCACCCCACCCGCCTTCGCGAGTGACGCATCAGCGGCGGCCTGCGCGGTCGCCGCGGCGTCCTCGTTGACCTTCATCTGCGTGTCGGCGATGTCCAGGCCATCGTTGATGAACGGGCCCCAGACGCCAGTGGACGCACCGTCCTCCGGCTTCTTCATCGAGTAGTTGGTGGTCAGTGTTTCAGCCATGATTTATCCTATCGCCCGCGGGGGCCGCGTGGTGGCCGTATTCGCCGACCACTTGCGCCGCCTGACAAGACTGTCGAGCTGCGCGAGTCCTTCGTCCTTGAACGCTTTCCACATCGGGGCGCGGTTGTCGTCCTTGAGGAACGGCGCCGAGTGAAGCAGCGACCCATACAAGTACAGGTCAGAGTGATCGTCCAGCACCCAATTCGACGGCGTCGAGCCACCGAGTCGGTCGAGCTGCGTGATGTACTGCGACTTCACGACGTACGACTGGTCCGGTTCCGGCGACAGCAACAGCTCTGTGCCGTTGACCGTCACAGCGGCGTACCGTGGGTACCCCGTGAGCCCGAGCTGCCGCTTGTACACGGCCAGCCGCTCCGGCGACGTGAGGTCAATCGGTCCCTTGCGCACGCTGTCGTCGTAGTACAACGACGTAAGCTCGCGCAGGTCGGATGGCAGCACGTGCGGGGACGCCGTGAGCGTCAGGTTCGCCGTCTTCTCGAACTCGACCGCCGGGTGGCGGTCCAGCTCGTTCTCCAGCAGTGTGATGAAGTCGACGATCTGCGTCGTCAGATCACTCCGATTCAGCGTGTCCGCTATCGTCGCCTGCAGCTCCGTGTAGGTCGAAAGTCCCATTCTTCTTCTCCTCCTCGAATTGGACCGCGTGGTCCATCGTGAATGTCATGTCGCCGTCGTGGCCGATTTCCTTGGACAGGTCATGGTCCACGTACACATCGTACCCGGCGGTGCGCGCCTTCTCGAAGAACGTGGTGTCCTCGCCCTCGTGCCGACTCAGCTCCATGTTGAAGTTGAAGTCGAACCAGGGGAACGCGATGCTGTCGAACACGTGGCGCATGATGAGCGTCACGCCGAGCCCCATCGTGTCGACCTTCTCACACCCGTGTGAGCCTTCGTACGTGTAGAGCAGTTTGCTCTCGCCGCCCTTGTCGTAGGTCATATCCTTCACGGCCATCGGACGGGGTACGCCCCCACGGCTCGTGTAGTTGGCGCCAACGATCTCTTTGTTTCGTTCGAGTAGCCGAAGGAGCGTGTCCTTCGGAAAGCGCATGTCGTCATCCAGGAACAGGAAGTGGGTGATCGCGTCATCTCTCAGGTGGCCCATAACGAGTCCGTTACGGTTCTGGTGAAGATAACTCGACGCCTGGACGGCAGCGCAGAAGTCAAGGTCGCGGCGTTCGGCCGCGTAGAACGCGGTCTGTGCCATGAGCTGCCCGTAGTCATACGTGAAGCCGTGCTTGGGGTGTCCCCCGGTCGGCCAGCAGATCGCTACCTTGATGCTTGGTGCTTCCTCCTTCGTCAGAGAAGTCATGAGGTTGTTCTCCTATAGTTTCCCAGGCCGACAGCGCCACGCGCTGTTGTCCGGGTCATTGAGCCACGCCTTGAATCGATCTGGGTCGGCGAGGATGCCCTCTCGTTCTAACTGCATGTAGATCACGAGCGGGATGGAAGCTACGCGGTTGCCGGTCAGCGAGTCACTCCACCGGGACTTGCGCCCCTGCGTGTGTGCGTTGTTGGCCCGTTCCGCGTCCTTCAAAGCCTCGGTGACATCGGTGTCCGTCTCGATCACTACGTCACCGTCGTAGTTCTCGTGCCATATCCTGCGACTGCGAGTGAACCCATCCACGTCAAAAATACGGGAAGCCATGTTCCTCCTCCTATGAACTGAAATGCCCCGACCGTTAAAGTTAAGCCGGGGCTCCCAGATTACACGCCTGCGGAAGCTGACGCGTCGAGCTTGTCGAGCGCGGCAATCACTTCGCTGTTGAGCTGCATCGTGTCCAGAATCACCGCGATGGCCGTGGAGGGGTTGCCCGCACCGGCCGTGCCTGCGCCGAGAGTGGCGTCGACCGTTGCTCCGGTCGTTGACTCCGCAATCGGGATGAATCCACCGACGACGCCCGGCATCTTGGCGATGACGTTCACCGTCGCGCCGTCACCGACCGAGACGGCCGTGACGTGCTCGTTGACCACCATGTCCGTATCGTACTCCGTGCCCGCCGTACCACTGAGGTTGATCGCCTTGGCGAGATTGTCCAACGACTCGTCGTCGTCGGCCCCGAGATCCACATCGCCAGCAGCGGAGGGAGCCGCCACGAACGTGTAGACTTTCCCGGCGACCGTGATCGTCTCATCCGCGGCAATGGTGCCGCTCGTGATGACGCCGATAGCGCGGGTGAGTGTTCCCAGCTTTGCCATGATATTCTCCTATGATGCTGTGCTGGGCCGACCGTTAGGCCGACCCACCACTAGACTGCATTGTTGTCACCCCCCGGATTAGGAGGTGGACAGATCCGCGGCGAGGCCCAACGCGGCTTCCTGCTTGACCTTCAGGCCCCACTCCAGGAGCATCAGGCGCTTCTCGGCGTCGCCGGTCTTCGCGAGCTTGGTCACTCGGAAGGGACGAACGTGAGCGATGCTGATGAACTCGAAGTCGAGGAACCAAGCGTCACGCTCACGCTGGAACCTGTTCGGCAACACGGACAGCACGCCGAAGTCACTGACGTACACATCCGCCGAAGCGATGATCGCAGCGGGCCGGGGCCGACTGAGGTCAAAGTTCGTGGTTGCGATCCCGTCGAAGTTCGACACGACGCCCTTGTTGTACGGACCGACGAACAACTGCTTGAGAGTCCCACCCTCAGTCCACATGGACGAGATGACGGACTTCAGGATCGTCTCGGTGAACGCGCGCTGCGTTCCGTCCGTACGAGCGGTCGAAGGCACACCCGCGGTGTACGACGGGTTGGTCCCGGTCGCGTGCTTGTCGACGTTGGTCTTCAGCCACGCGCCCATCGTCGCGGTGTCCCGCGCCGTGGTCGAGTTTCCGGCATCGCCACCGATGTTGTGCAGGGCGATTGCTTCCATGTCCCGCTTCAGCTCTTTGCCACGCTGGGCGGTCTGGTAGGCCAACTCCGAACGCCGTCCGGCCTTGCGAACGACTTCCTCGGTACCGGAGATGATGAGCGTCTTCCGGCTGATCTGCGCGTAGTTACCCACGCGCGCGGTGGCGGTCACGGCCGAGAAGGACGCGATGTCGTCACCTTCGAGGTGAGCGTTCGTGGTGTCCACGGCGCCCAGCTCGTCGGTCTGCCACTCGTACAGAGTGTTGCCGACTTTTTCCTTGCCTGCCATCGAGATGAAAGGCGTGTCCTCCGGAGAGATCTGGTAGATCACGTCGGAGAGTTCTTCGCGAATACCCTTCGCGTCGAACGTCAGAAATGTATTTGCTACGATGGTCATGATGGTTTCCTTTGGGGGTTAGTCCCCTAGTCTTCTACGAGGTGTTCCAGTGCGCTGACCGCATCTCTTGCGTGTCCAGACGTTTCGAGCCGCTTGCGAGCCGCGACACCTTCTTTTGTCGGGCCCTTCCTGCGCGAGCGGTTGCGCCGTGCCCCCGGCTTGAGCGTGGGGAGCTTGCGTACCTTCTCCTGCAGGTCTTCCTTGGCTTTGCCGGTCTTCTTCTGGCTCGCGTCCCACAGACGCGCTTTCTCCAGAATCGTGACCGCCCTCGAATCGATGTAGCTGCCGACTTCCTCCCGCGTGAACCCGGACACCTCGCCGTACGCGAGGAGTTGCTCGTTGAACGCGGACAGCGTGTCCGTGTCCTTGTGAGCGTCGGGGAAGATCTCTTTGAGCTTCACAGTCTCGGCGGCCATGAACTTCTGCCGCTGGTCCGCTGCGTCCTCGATCTCCGCCTGTGCGGTGCGCTGCCGCTCTGCTGTGAGAGCTTCGCGCCGCTGCTTCATCAGCGTGTGGTCCGCGAATTTCTTCGGGTAACCGGCCGGGTCCTGTTGCCGAATCTCGTCCCAGTTGGGGTCGGTCGGTTCGGGGCCCATCGCTTTTTCGATTGTCGCCAATCCGTCCGCGTACTTCCGGCGGGCGGTGCGCGTTTCGGCAAGCTCCGTCTCCTTCGATTCGTTGAAGGCGCGGACGTTGTCCGCATGGGCCTGCGTCTTGCGCGTGTAGTCCGTTTCCCGCGAGTAGCCTTTCCCCATCTCCTCAAGGGAGACTTCGACAGGCTCGCCGTTGACCATGACTTCGTACATCTGCACTTCGTCAGGGTCTGGGTCGTCGGACTCGTCCTGATTGCCCTCGTCGCCGTCGTCCTCGACCGGCTTGTCACCGTCCGGGTCTTCGTCGTCTTTGGGCAGCGGCTCATCACCCTCGTTTGCCGCGTCCTCGGCAAGGTCTGCCAGGAACTCGGTCGAAGCTAAGAGCTGTTCGACGCCTGCTTCCGGTGTGATTCCCGCCGGTTCCTGCTCCGGGGTAGGGGTCACGTCGGTCGGCGCCGCTTCCTGCTGTTGGTTCTTATCCATGAAAATAACCACTTTTCCTTTCTCGGTAAAGGTTTACCGCTGCCTTCCTCCTCGCCGCTGTCCGGCGAGCTTGGTGTGGGCGTCACGGCCCCGGTCTGTGAACACGCGCAACATGCGGTCAACTTCGTCCAGCGCAACGATTTGCGCGTGACAGTGCTCCCGCTCATGAGGCTTCTGTGACTTGCGCCACTTCATCATGATGTTCTCGCGTGCCCCGGCCGTGGCTTCCTTGAACGCTTCGGACTCTAGTACGCTCTCGGCCTTGGTGCCGAGAGCGATCTCGTCCTCTTTGCTACGCTGCTCCATTGCTTCCACTGGTCCGCTCCTTTGTCGCGTCGGCCTGGATGTTCGCCACCTTCACCCGCGTGTCGCCGTCCAGCCGCTGCCGTTCGAGGGTGGTGCGTCGCTCGATCTCCTCACGGGTTACCGTGACGGAGTGCTTCGCGTTCATCTCCTCGATCTTGAGGGCCATGACCGCCGCTGCTTTGTCCCGCTCGCGGTCGTCCTCAAGCATGATGCGCTCACGCTCCAGTGCCAGTTTGGCCTGTGCGAGCTGCGCGTCGGACTCCTGCTTCACCTTCGCCGTCTGAGCCTTAATCAGCTCCGCCTGCGCGACCATCTCGGCCGGTTCCGGCTTCTGCGGCTGTTGCGCCTGCTGCTCCGCCATCTGCTGTTCCTGCTCCGGTGTAACGGTGGAGAAGAACTCAGTCGGCGTCTTGAAACCCTGCAGCTCGACCAACCGCTTGAGTGTGTTGCTGTACTGCGACACGCTCACCAGCGGGTTCGTTGGGCCGAGCTGTTGGATGATCTGTTCCTGCTTCGCGGAGATGCCGAGCAGTATGCCGACCTTCTCCTCGGTCATGCCCTGGCCGAGCGCGACGTTCACCACCACGTCCATCCCCGAATCCCACGCCCGCGGGTCAATCTCGACCCACTCGCCCCGCAACCGAATCGTGCGCGCTTTGTTCTGGTTCTCCACCACCGTGCGGAGGAGTCCCTTGTACAGCGCCTTCATGCCCGTTTCGGCAAAAATCCTCGACAGCAGTTCCAGGCGCTGTTGCGCGGCCGACAACGTCGCGGCAACGGCCGCCTTCGTCGTGCTCTGCATCGCGTCGGCGTCGAGTCCTTGGCTCGCGCGCGACAGCCCGGTACGCTGCTCCACCACCTCGTCGTAGTACTGCACGACGGGCAAGCTTTCACGGCCGACAAACCTGTGCGCGATCTCCCGCATCTGGCCGGGCTCGCGTACGCGGATGTGGCGTCCGATCTCTGTGTTCTCGGCGTCCTGCATGTTCACCATGCCCTCGACCACTTCCGTGGCCGGGTACAGCGACAGAGACAGCGAGTCGAGCGTGCCCCGCAGGATCGCGCTCTTGATGCGCTGGATGTCCATCACCAGATCGGCGAGAGACGTTCCTACCATCTCGTGTGCCTCCGGGTCCGGGCAGAACAACGCGAACGGCCGGTGAGAGACTTTCTCCCAGTCCAGCAACTTCCACGTCGAGCCAGCCATCTGCACCTTGCACAGTGACGCGGCTTCGTTCACGCCGTCGACCGTGAGGTACACGTACGCCTCGGCGAAGATGATCGGGCGCGTTCCCGCGTCCTGCTCGTCGTCGAAGTTGTTGCGCATCATCTGGTCCTGACGCCGTGCGGCGCCCTCGCCACTGGTGTCGTTGACGGGCCACGTCTCGCCCTCCAACCCTTCCAGGTCGTCCTCCGAGAAGCCCATCGCAATGAGCTGGTCCCGGCGCTTCTCGCAGACGTGCACGACGATGCGTGCGTCCTCGAAGCTGCGCGCCGAACGGTTCCAGAAGATTTCCTCGTTGGGGACGGCGCCCCAGCCGATGATCTTCTGCAGACCGTAGTGCTTCGTGACTTCCGCGGTGTACGTGAGCGGCATCCCCTCCGCGACCGGAGCTTCCGCGCCGGTCAGGTTGATGTCCACGTCCGGCTGTTCCTCCAGGAACAGTACCTGCTCCTCGGTGAGGCCGGTGTACTCGGTCGACTCGTCGCGCTCCTCCTCCTCCACCCACCACTTCGCCACGCCGGTCTTCCGAATGAGCGCGTCCTTGAAGATGCTGTGCAGCTCGATGAAACCCGGATTGTCCTCCGTGATGATGTGGTTGATGTAGTCCGTCTGCTGCCGCGCCTGGGCCTCGTCGCCCTGGCCGCGCGGCTTGAACTCCACGTACCGCTCCGAGCCCGTGAACACTCTCAACAGACTCGGCATGACCTTCGCTACCGCCTCACGCACGTCGGTGGATACGACTTGCGAGCGCCCTTCCTCCTCGTTGCCGAAGGGGCGGGCGTGGTAGTAGTTGGTCGCCAGTTCGCGGTCGTCGGACAACTCGTCGGTCGAGTACTGCACCGACTCGTCGATCATTGTACCGACGAGGCCCTCGATCTCCTCGTCAGTCAATGCTCCGCTCCGCGTTGCGATGGTCGAAAGGGCCATCGGCTTAGTACCAGCTCTTGGCGCTGATGACTACGTCACCGGCCGTCCCGCCACTGTCGCACTCGATCTTCACCGGGAAGCCACTGACGCCCGTCCAGGTCGTCAGGCCAACGGCCGTGATGTCGTCCAGGCCGGAGTCGATCCAGTCGGTCGCGACCGATTCGGTCCCGCCCTCGCGCAGAACGCGCCGCTTGACGAGCACGTCCGTGGCGAGCCCCAGGTCTTCGACCAGAATCGCGACTTCCAGGTTCGGTTGCGAGAGTATGATGCTCTCCGGCGCGAGGCCGCTCGTTACGGGAACCGCGAAGGTTTCCCTCTCTTGATCTCTCATTGTGTGTTCCTCCTTGGTTCCTACCGTTCAAGTCTACGGCGGCGTCTCAGAATGATCCCCCGCGTTGCTCCGCCCGTTCCACCCGCCCCGCCTGCAACTACCGGGGCAACTCCCTCAATGCGGAAGTGCGCGATTCGGGAGTGTCCCGTTCCCTCGCCCGTTCCGCCGAGTATTACTCTCATGATGCCAGTCGTGATCTCAATACGCACCTTCACGTCCGCGCCCGTCGACACCCACGTTGATTCCGTGTGCTCCGTCTCCTCCGCGTCCCAGTAGCTGTCCGGCGCAAGGTCGACCGTCGTGTCGATACTGATCCGTGGCAGTCCGCTGTCCGCGACATAGCACCGCATGTCCCACACGGTGGACCCGTGGTCACCGGCCGCGAGGGAAACGTCGTAGAACCCGTTCGGCAGGTCGATACGAAGCGCGTTCGGCACCGCGTGCGTGTTTGCCTTCTCCCACGCCCCCGCCAGCCGTACGTCATTGACATTGTCCCTGTCCCGCAGGCTGATCGACGCCGCGAAAGCGACTTCGTCCCAACCACACGTCAGTCCGCCCCGCGTTTGCGGGTACTCGTCCCCGGTGGCAAGGTGGTACTGGTTCGCGCCGTCCGTGATGTAACCGACCGTGCTTCGGAAGTTCATGGCCCAGTCGATGTCGGTCGGATCGCCCTCGGTCGTCTCGCCCGTCGCGGTCCATGCGACGGTAGCCCCGCCCCATGCGTCCGCGTCCGGCGTGTCCACGTCCTGCAGCACATCCCCGTCGCTGTACACGCCAATGCGCATGATCGGCAGCGCGAGGGCGTCGACGTTGATCGTCGCGCTTCCGCCGCTCTCCGTGACCTTTGTGACGCCCTGGTTCCCGCTGACCTTGTATCCGGTCGGCAGGCCCGTGACGGTGACACCCCGGCCCATGACGATGTGGTTCCGCATGTGCACGTCGTCGACGGTCAGAATGGCAACGTCGGTCGTATCGCCGGTCGCCTCGATGGGCGACACGCTATCCGTGATGGTCGCGGGGGTCGCGGCCGTGAAGTCCTTCGTCAGGTCGTCCGTGTCGATCAACCACTCTGACACGAGGGCCGTGACGACGTGCGAACTACCGTTGTCCTCCAGGACCAACCGCAACGTGCGCGTGCTGTTCCCCACCGACCAAGTGGTCAGGGCGGAGTCATCCACCGCACCAGCGAGATACTTGTAGACCGCGAGGCCCTGGGCGTCGTCGCTCATGTACGCGAGGTAACTGGACTCGGACCCTGTGCCCGCCACCTTTTCATTGGTACGCACCATGATCTGACAGCGGTCGCCGCCCGCCAAGCTCATGTCGCCGTTGATCTGCACGATGGTGTCGCCCACCGGAATTTCTATGGGCCCGCCAACGTGTCCTTCCTTGACGACCTGCTCGACGCCGCTCGTGACGCCTGAGTCCAGGTTGTTACTCTCGATCTTCATCGCCCCCGTACCGCGGACCGTTTCGTCCCAGTCGTTGCCGACCGTGGCGCTATCGCCGCGCTCGAACGTGTCGCGGGCGATCAAGCCGTTTGAAACTACGGTGAATGGCATATCCTACTCCTCGTTGTACTCAGGGAACACCGTGGGGAAGAACATCTTCTCAATGGCGCTCGTGGCTGCTTCGATTGCGTCGGCCACATTCTTTTTGTGGACCTTCGGGTCTTGCGAGACTTTCGCAAGACGCTCCGCCTGCGTGGCGAGTGGCTCGATCAACAGGTGCATCATCTCGTGGAACGCGCTCCCGGCCAACTCCCGGCGCGTGTTGTGCCGGTCGATGTCTACCATGACTTCCGCGCGGAAGTAGCGGCCCTCCGTCGAGATGTTCGCGAAGTCGCTTGGGTGGTTCTTGTACACGATTTCGATGTCGCGCTGGAACGGCAGCATTGTCATGCAGTCCGCCACCACACTCTCGACGATGGCAGTCTTATCAGCTCTCGACAGCCCGTCGTTCTTCGCCGCCACAACTATGTTCCTCCCCATTATACAACCCCCTTTATCTTGCGCCGCAGCGGCTTGTCCCAGCTCTTTTGTTTCCCGCCGAACATCGCAGCGAGTGCGTTGCCCGCGAACGTCAGCATGAACGCGTCCGCGCGATCCGGCGAGCGGCGTAGGTGTTTGCGCATGTCATCCTTGCCCAGCGCCCAGACCTTGCCGTTCGATTCGATGATCTTGTACTTTTGGCCGACCAGCTCCGCGATGAGCTTGTCATCCTTGAAAATCTTGCAGTTACGCGCCCTGAACCATTCCTGCATCTTGAACCACAGCTCCGTCCGCAGATTGCGGAATCGCTGCCGGTTGAGCGCGCTATTCTCCGAGACGTTGATGCCGCGGGCCGGGAGGCCCAACTCCCTCAGCCTGTCCGCGACACCAGCGCCCACGCCGATCACATCGACGCATATTTCTTCCGGGCGCGAGTCCAGGGGCGTCATATCCCACTCCGCCTTGATCCAGCCGGTCACGATCATGATGTCGCGCGATTCCGGCAGCACCTTGACGCGTTCGAGCTGCATGTACGCCTGTCGCTTCGCGAGAGTGCTCAAATCGCCGCCCCCGCGCGCTACGTCGACTCCCCAGACGATGGGGGAGCGGCTGTAGCCGACCACGTCGCGTGTGAGCGCCGCGTCGACCAACTCGAACGGGATAATGGTGTCGTCGTCCGATTTGGGGAACAATCCGAGCGCCCGGATGCGGTACGCGTTGGAATCGAGCCCGTATTCATCGATAACGTCCTGCACGAACTTCGCGCCCGGCCGTTCCGAGTAGTATTCGTTCTCATCGAGCGTTTCGCCGTCTGACGGCGGCACGGCCGTGATCCGTAGCCGGATCCAACCCTTCGTGCTCGTCTGACTGTTGAAAAAGTACCCCTGGCTTCTGACAGGGTTCGACAGCAGCAGCGTCGTGACGTTCTCGCCGGACATCGAGCCGATGGCGGCCTCAAACACCTTCTCCGGCACGCCGGACGCTTCGTCGGCGATCATTAGCACCCAGCCATCGTCACAATGGATGCCCTGCAGCGCCTCCGGTTGGTCTGCCTTCGCCGTACGCACCGACACGAACGATTCCTTCGGCGCCGCCTTGAGCGTGATGCGCTCCGTGCGGATGTCGTACAGTGACAGGATCGCGGGCGGCAGTTTGTTCATCCACTTCACCAGCTCCGCGTAGTACGCATCGTACATCTGGCCCTTGGACGGGGCGGTCACGGCAGTCTTCTGCGGGAACCGGCACACCAGTTGGTGCACTGTCACCCACGCTGCTACGGCGGTCTTACCCGGTCCATGGCATGATGCGATACTGATTTTGCGCTCACCGCGCCCGTACGCACGCAGTACGACGAGCTGCCAGTCGTCTGGATCGACGCCTAGCACCTCGCGACAGAAGTTGACGGGCCCTTCCTCGCCCGCGGGCGGGCCGAAGCGGTTCACGAACTCGACGAATGGGTTCTTGTCCGCGTTCGGATTGTTGTCAGCGATCAAAGCGGCACCTCTCCCTCGTCATGTGGCGCGCGCTGCCGTCCGGCATCAGAATGCGGGGCGGGAACGCGGCGCGGATGTATAGGTCGGCAGTCCACAGCGTCACGCGGCGGTTGACGACTGCGGAGATTCGCCGCGCAAAGTCCGCAGATTCTGCGTCATCGATCTGCTCGCGGCGCCACCGCTCGACGGTGTGCCAGCGCGGCCGGTACTTGCCATCGTGACAGAACGCTACCAGCGGTCGGCCCGCTGCACGGAACTTCACATGCACCACGCGGGGCGCCACACGTTCCGCCGCTGCACGTGCTCCTTGACGGGCTTCCGTTCGAGGTAGTATCGCGTCGTCGTGTCGCCGAAGCTGCGAACCTGCGACACGACCTGCCAGCCGTCGTCCAGCAAGTCCTGCAGGCGCGGGTGCGGTTGCACGTTGCTCAACTCCGCTTCCAGGTCCGTGATGCTGATTGCTTTGCCCATCTTTTCCATGTCGGCCTCCTTAGCCTCTTAGTGCGTGGGCGATACGACCCGCCCCTGCACGAACGCGTGCAGGTGATCGACCGCCGCAAGGTTGTCACTGATGAGAATCTCGAACGACTGCCCGGCCGTCAGGTACGGCACGTAGCCCGTCTTGTCGAGGGTCCAGCGTATGCCGACCATGTCCGGGTCGACCCCGAGACTGGTCTGCAGGATGTTCACGTCCCCGCCCGCGAGAACGACGAACTCGTGCGTGCTCTTGATCGGCACGCCGTTCGTGAAGTCCAGCAGGACCGAGTCGTCCGTGTCGAGCAGGCGTATCTGGATGCCGTTCGCGAGCACCGCGCCGAGCCCGGCGAAGAACTCGTACTGGATGTTGATGTCCATCAGCGCGAAGATCACGCGGTGCGGCAGGGCTATACGGCCCTCTGGCACCGTGTACCGGAAGCTGATGGGCGTGGTGCCGTCGACCGCCATGTCGATGGACCCCTGGTCAGCGCCGTCCACGGTGAAGCTCTTGTAGAGCATCTCGGTGGGTGGGATTGGGATGGTGGCCGAGTACGTGTAGTCCTTGATCGGGAGCGCGATGGCGTCCGTCAGGTTGCTGTTGACGTGTGGCATTACCCGCGCCTCAAGAGCTTGACACGTCGCCGGATCCGCTTTCTGACGCCATTACAGATCGGGCATCCGTGAGCGCAGAGCTGAACTACCAATATCGCGACGAGCAGTATTTCGATCATAAGTCCGTGTCCTTTCAGTGTTTAGCTGTGGCGGCGAGGCGGCCACCCCGCCCCCTTTCCGGGGACTTCACTGGCCCCCACCGCCCGTTTTCCATTTTCCAGAAGATGGAAAATATTTTTTCTGGATCAGCGGGCAATACCGCCGCGCCGTACTACACCTCGATTTGGGGCCCCAAAGGGGGTGGCCCGTAAGTGTAAGTGGCGCAACGACTTAGCTCCACCACGAATCGTGCCATGCTACTGAGATACTGGCTTCAAGATACGTGCCCGCGTGCTGGCATGGTACGTGGGGACTGAGGTGGCACGCCTTTTGTCGCACGCTTCTTGAGTTAGGCTTGCCTAACAATATGATTCATGCCATCCATCATCGCAGTATCCCTTGACTAACCGGGGTCCACCCACTTCGAGACTGAGATGTTGGGGGCTTGACATCGTGCGTCCCCTCGCTTCGTGATCGTCCTTACTTACTTGGGTACGTGCCACGTGGTCAGTATGTCAGTAAGTACGGTGTTCTCACGCGCGCGTATTATGTAAGGGCCAGCTCCCGGCCCGCGCGCTCTTGTGTCCATGTTCGGCCTCTACTTGCGCCATGCCTTGAACGTGGTCACCACCTTCGGGGTGAATGCCACACCCAGCCCGAGCACCAGCATCAGACCACCCATCACGTCGCTGAGGTTGGCCCAGGTGACACCGTAGCCACCGATCAATGCAACCACTGACCCCACGATGACCGCGGCCCACTTACCCGCTTTGCTCTCCATTACTTGCGCCCCTTTCGGCTGGCTGCTGTTGCTGCTCTCCGTGATGCGGCAGTGCTACCCTGCGCCGTTGACTTGCGCGCCTTGGGTGCCGTGCGTGCCGGACGTGCGGACAGTGCGGCGTTCGCGATGCCCGCGATGTTGATTGGCTTGCGCGTCGACTTCTTTGCTGGTCCCGCCTTCGTTCGCTTGCTCATCACTCACCTCCGCAATGTTCGTATGACTGCGCACGCGGCCATGACGACGGCGCTCGCAGCGGTGATCGACAGCACGCGGTAGAACACGAGCGCCATCTCAAGTAGGGGCTCACACATCTTCGACGGTGAACTCTGCTTCCGGTATCACAGGGGCGGGGAGTGCGACACGTTGCGCGCCTTGCAGTGCGTGCAGGTGCAGCTCGCCGATGTTGAGTTGTTGTGTACCCACCTCCGCCTTGGTGCCGAACCCCGCGCGGTCGCGCAGTCCCGCTAACCAACGGCGGTGACTCGCGCGGTTGTTCGCGCGTTGCACGTCAACACTGTCGTCGGCGTGCGCGTCGAGTATCTCCATCGCGTCCTCGGCGAGTGCGTCGGCGCTGTCGGTGCGCGCTTTTTGAAACAGCGGGCGCCGGTCAGGATGTTTGGGATCGTTCACGTACTTGTAGACCAACTGACGCGAACCTTTGAACGTGGCGCCGATTGCTTTCACGGTCATGCCGTCAACGACCAAGTCGGTGATCGCCTCGATGCCGCCCGCTCGATTGATTGCACGCTCGAACGCGCGCCACTTGGGTCTGGATGCCATGTACTGAAAATACCGACACTCTGGAATCGGGTAAAGGTGAAGCGTACGAAGGGAACGAAGGCACACACTGCGCATCGTGTTGCATTGTTCGGCTACGTCTCTCGCACGTTCGCAGCAGCGACCCCGAAGGAACGAAGCTTCGGTGCCACTGCCCCGCCTACACGTAGAGGGTACCCTATGTAGCACTATTACATAGCATTTACCGAAGGTCGGCAATGGGAGCGAAGCTTCGTAAGGCTTCGGGTATAGAGGACAAGGACTGTCCGGCCCCCTGGACGCACGATCCCGCCCGTTGAGCCACCCCAGAATGGCGACCAGAACGCGCCAGCAGGCGGCCCAGGATGGCCCAGGAGCGACGTTTCGGGTCTGAGCACCCACCTGGGTCCAGGGGCCATATCGGCCCGTTTTTCGTCGGCTCAGAGGCCCTGGCACGATATATGCTTCCCGCGCGGTTCCATCGTAATGGCCCGGCCCCCTTGCGCATGGCGGGCACTTGACTACCTTCCATATCAGGGCAGTGCGGGGTCGGACCCCGCTACCGGATGGCAGACCCTCAGGGGCCGTTGCCGACAAAGACCCGCCGGACGACAGGGGACAGACAGAGTCCCCGAGCGGTAGAACCGGGAACCACAACGAAGGCGAGGACCAGGGCCCACCCCG